GCCAGGGACGCCGCCAGGGACGCCGCCAGGGACGCCGCCAGGGACGCCGCCAGGGACGCCGCCAGGGACGCCGCCAGGGACGCCGCCTGGGCCGCCGCCGGGGACGCCGCCTGGGCCGCCGCCGGGGCCGCCGCCTGGGCCGCATTGGCGCAAACCCGCACCGACCTTCAGCGCTCGGCCGTGGATTTGGTGCATCGGATGATCAATGCCTCCGGTGCCGCATGAGTGACGCGGCGGGGGTGAGGGAGGCGGCTGCTGTGTTGTGCGATGAACTCGCTAGCACATACTACCCCCGTGATGGCGGCGCGGTAGCGGCCAGGTGTCTCGCTAGGGATATCCGCGCCCTGCCCCTCCCACCCGCGCCCCAGGCGGATGCGGTTGGGGACACGGACGCTCCAAGGTTCCGCCCGGCAAGCGACGAAGTGTTGCGCGAAAACGGATGGGATCCACAATGGATTGTCCGAGATCCAGATGAACAGGGGCCGTATGCCGTCGTGCGCCTGAATAACGCGCGCTGCGGATGTTGTGGGGGCGCCGTTGCGGGCTGGACGGTTCTGAACCTGGCAACCGCGACGGGCACCAGTGTGGAGTGGACCCACGACGAGGGCGAGATCGATGCCCAGGATCACGCTGGCCTGTTGAACGCCGCGTGGATTGAGGGTCACAGCTACGCCCTCCGCGCCGCAGCCCAGGAGGCGGGGGGATGAGCGGGGAGTGTCGCCAGGACCTGCTTGACCAGGGGGAGGCCGACTTTCGCGCCAGCCTGGACGAGATGCAGATGCGCGCCTTCATGGGTCAACCAGCCACTCGCACATTCGTCTGTCAGGGGTGCGGCAAGACCCACGCGGTGCTGCACGGCGCTGGTATCAAGTGCGGGTGCGGGGTGACTAGCGCGGCAGAGGTTTTGCCATGACCGCCCTCACGCCGGGCCGGGTGGCGCTGTACGAGAAAGAGCAGATGGGCCCCAAACTTTCAGCTAAAATGGCGCGCCGCCATTTATCTGTCCGGGCCGCCGCAGAACTAATCGGCATTAGCCCAGCAACTGTCTGCCGGATCGTGAATGGTGGAAAGCCTGATGTTGATAGCTACCTTGCGGTAAAACTTTGGCTAGGCCGCGCCGCCCTGGCAGCCGCGAAGGCGGGGTCCGAGTGATGCCCCGGTTTTCATGGTGGTATTGCCGCCATGGTGTCCCGACGAATTGGCGGAAGGTCAAACGGGCAATGAACCGCGAGAGGCAGAAGCGTCGCAAGTGGATGCGCGACATAGGGAAGGACATGCCATTTTGACTGATAGCCCCCCCCCCTGACGCGGCGGTCGAGGCGACACCCTGCCGGCGCACTGGGTGCGGCGCGGACCTGTTCTGTTGCCGTCCTGACTGTCCGATCGTCACGGTCCAAATGGAGCCCAAGTTGATGAAGATCATGCGGCGCAAAGACTGGGTGCAGGGAATTCGGGACTTTGCCGCTGCGAAGGGTATCTCCGCCGCCCGGCCGGCGAGTGGGGAGGGGTAGGATGTCTTACTGCCCGACATGCCGTGAATCTACTTTCACCCTCTATGGCAAGCACCAATGCTTGCCCTGTTGGGATTGGCGCGTCGATGATTATCACGGTCCCGATGATTGGAATCACGGCGAGATCAGGGCGCGCGACGCCGAGGATGCGGCGATCCGCGCTGCTGAGATTTACGATCAGGAAGAGCACTACCTGCTCCGGCAAGAAACCACGGTCGAGATATTCGTGCGCAATGTGGATACGGGCGTCGTATCTCGCTGGAGGTGCTCCGGCGAGGCGATCCCGACTTATCGGGCCGAGGCGGTTGCGGAGACCCCCTCAGACGCGGGCGGAGATTCCAATGGCTGAAGGCAAGAGCATCCACTTCGTCACCTGGCCGGATGGAAAGGTCGATGACAATAGCATCAACATCTTCAGCCAGGGCCACGCGAAGTGCTGGATGATCCGGTCATGGTTGCCAGAGCATGTTTTCGGCTCGGCAAAATGGCTTGACCCCAGCAGTTACGTGGTTCGCCAGATTTGGCAGGGCATGCAGGAGAAGGGGTTCAAGGTCCACACGATTGGCGTTGCCGATGCAGTCACCCGATCAGACGCGGGCGGAAAGGCAGGATGAAAGCGCTATCCATCATGCAGCCATGGGCACACCTGATCGTATCCGGCCAAAAGGACGTCGAAAACCGGTCATGGCCGACCCGATATCGCGGCCCAGTGCTGATCCACGCGGGGAAGAAGTTCGATCGGGATTTTGATCGCGGCGATTTCCCTGGGTTGGACATATCGCTTCCTGACGATCTAGATGTGGGCGGAATCGTCGGTGTGGCCGAGATTGTGGATTGCGTCACAGTCAGCGCATCACTCTGGTTTTTCGGGCGGTATGGCTTCGTGCTGCAGAATGCTCGGCCGCTGCCGTTTCGGCCATGCCGCGGGGCGCTGGGGTTCTTCACGCCGAATTTCGATGCACCGGGCGAATGGCCGGGCCATGGCGATTTGCTCTCAGACGCGGGCGGAGGGGCGTGATGGCTCTTGATATGGATTGTCCGCGCTGCCGAGGCGGTGGGTGCGATTGGTGCAAAAACACCGGCAAAAACCAGGAACTAAAGGCGGATGAATTTGCCCAATACGATATGGAGCTTATGGCTGGTCGCCGCGCCTATCTGTCGGGCATGGCGATAACGGCAAACCCGCATCCACGCGGAACTGACAAGTGGAATTGGTGGCGTGAGGGGTATGACCAATGAGCGACGTTCGGCACGACGCGGGAGGCAAAACCCGCTTGCCCCTGCTCCCCGGCGTATCCGGCGACGCTCTGTTCGTCGGCGATCGGCACGAACACCGGCTATGGCTCGAACGCCACCTGTCTGACAGTGCGCCCGGTGCGCCATACGTCCTGTGCTGCGGCATGAACCCAAGCACAGCAGGCGTGGACAGCGACGACCTGACAGTGCGCAAAGATTGGGGCTACGCCACGCGCTGGGGATTTGGTCGCCTCTATAAGGTGAATGCCGGTAGCTATGCCAGCACTGATCCGGCGGGAATGTGCGCGCCGGGGGTGACGGTAAATCATCCCGACAACCACCAGAAAATCCGCGTGCTGGCCGCCTATGCAGCCTTGATCGTCATGGCGTGCGGTGATCCGCCGGAAGTCCTGATGCCGCATGCTCGCACGCTGGTCCGCCTGCTCAAGGCTGACGGGCGTAAGATGATGTGCCTCGGACTGACGAAATCCGGCTGGCCTAAGCATAGCAGCCGGATCGCCTACGATCTGCCGCTGGTGGAGTTCAGGCCATGACCCTCGCGCCCGTCACGACGCCTCTTGCGCCGCCAGTTTCTGCCGTGCACTGTGACCGGGCGCCAGGGGTTGGCCCCGGCCCGAATGTGGGAGATCCCCTATGACACCCGAACGCGAGTTTGAGGCCATCATTCATCAGCACGGCCATGTCGCCAACAATGTCCTGATGCACATGCTGGGGGCGGCCTATAGGCTTGGGCGGCAATCGGCCGGGGCAATGGATACGCCATCACGCCAAGATCGTCCTTCCCATTGGTGGACCGTGACCGAGCCAAAGGGGCCGGGTGTCCACTGGGAGCAAAGCATGACGCACCCTCCTTTGCAGCGCACCGGGTCGAGAGGCGCTTGGCGCTACCGCGTCGACGGCGTGGAATGCGATGACCAACCGGCAGCGAGAAAACTGCTATGGGCCTATTACGAGAGGCACCCAGACCAACGGCCGGAGAAGGAAGCATGACGACAGAAGATATCGATCCACCACCAGATGGCGGCCTCAAATATAACGACGAGGGGATCGCTTGGCTCACACAGCGCGCGAATGCGTCGCTGTCCAGCATCTCTTTCAATTCGACTGACCACATCACCATCGACGTCAATATCACTTATTTTCCCGATCCCCTTATGGTGAACGTCACGATGGAAGCTAAGACGCCATTTGGCGCGGCCATGTTGGGACGAATGCGCGACGAACAGGACACACCATGACAGCCGACGAACTGAATGCGGCCCTGGACATTCTCGGCTGGACGCCACGCACCCTAGCGGCGGCCCTGAACGTCGACAGCCGCAATCCCCGGCGCTGGTCTGGTGGAAACGAGCCGGTGCCCGCCGGGATCGCTGCGTGGGTTGGGCAGATGGCGGCTCTGGCGGCGAACCCACCGGAGGATTGGAACGTGGTGCCGACCGACCAGGTGGCCGCCGTTGTTGGCGCGCTCGTCGACCTGCATGACACCATGGCGAAGGCCAAGACCGAGGCTGCTGTGGATCTCACCGACCACGATCTAGACCGCATACGTTAGTGGTTTAACGCAGTGGAAGACTTGACCCCGGCATATCTGGAGCCGGCCGATTTCGTGCTGGCGAAGTCGCTGCATATGAGGCTGGGCATGCGTGTGCCGCACTCGGTCCTGCGGGGCGCCGGGCTCATGCCGGAGAACGGCGCCAATGGCTGATCCCGAAGCGATTGCGGCGGCACGGCAGCTGTGTGGACGCCCGGCACCTTCGCTACCAGAATTTCCAAAACGGACGCTTCTCGGGTGTTGCTGCGCGTTCAGTCGGTGTCTCGCCGGTGGAGGCAAGCATCGCATCGACCTTTTTGCGTGACTCGATCATCTTCGCCGCGCCGCGTTCAGTGATCATGGCTGACGGCAGCGCGCGTAGGGCGAAAATGTGTTGTAGGTGGCATCCGCATCCAGATGCCCAATCGGTTTCGATGTCATCCAAGAAGACGTTCCGGCCTGGATGCATAAGCCCCTTCTGAATCGCCCAGTTTCCCTTGATGGCATAGAAGATACCGTCTAATTCGCGGTGAGGGTCGCCATTATCCGCTTCGAAACAGATGTCCCTATATTTCCAGATAGCGGCTATGGCATTACCTTCCATGGCTCGGTCATGGTGCATCTTTGCCGCAAGCGCGGACGACTTGCGTATCTGTGGAATGGTTGGGCGCGGCATTTTGGCGTTCCCTTCTCGACGAGGCATCGAGAGGGGAGTGTGCGGGAAGCCTTCTTTCCGTCAACCAAGCGGCAGAACCAATGCTATCCGCGCCGCCTACGCCTATCCCACTGGATGTGCCAAGCCGGGCAACCGGCTTCGATCTCCGCCCGGCCTGCCGCCGCCGACATGGACTCGACCGTGATCCGCCAGGTGCTGACGCCTAGCGCCGGGGTGGACTTCGCCTTCTGGCACGCCAGCACCCGATACGCGCGTCGGACGCGCGGGCCGGTGCCCATGATGATATGGCCGGGCATGGGCGCGCCGTGGGCCGCCGGGCAGCGGTAGCGGATGGTCTGGGCCGCCCGTTTCACCGAAGCCGCTTCCGCATTGCTTCCTTGCGCCCCGGTTCGTCCAGCGGAAGACCCGTCAACCGATTGATGGCGTCGTTCAATTCCTTACACCGGTCCCGCAGCTTCACCAGGCCATCGGTCGATCGGTAGGGTTCCAGCAGCCGAAGTTCATCCCGAAGCCGATTGATGCGCTCCAATTCTGTCAGTTCCGGCACCAGGGCGGGCGTCAGGGCCCTTATCGCCCGGCGATTCATGGGCATATCCCCTCGTCCCAGCCATAGGTATTGGGCCCGTCGTCCCCGGCTTTGCTTTTGGCAATCCACTCGGCATACCCGTCACCTGTCAAAGCCCGCACCATCTGGTCTATTACCCAAGCCTTGTGATGACCCCCATCAATTTGGCCATAGCGGTGTGCCAGTTCCAAAGCTCGGCCTACTGGCGTGGTGGCCTCAAGCCAGTCCGCCGTTCTTCCTTCGCTAGCCATCACCGGCCACCCTTGAGCGCACGCCGCTGCTGGGCCTTGTTCCGGTCCTGCCAGTTCTCTGGCTCCCGTAGGGGCAACGGCTCAGGCTTGACATCGGGTATGCGGTGGAAATGACCAACCATATCGCGCATTTTCATGTCCGATGAACCGTCGATGATGATCACTTCGCGCAATTCCTTATTTGCACGTATCCGCGCAATGAAAGCAGCCGTGGCAATCTCAAGTTCTGGCATCAACCGGTCTACGATTGCTTCCACCTCATCCACGAACCGCCGGATGGTATCTCGGATCAGCGCTGCATTTTCCTCGGCGATCAGCTCGGGCGTTTGGGCTTCGTCAGGCATCGGGGATCTCCATGAAAAGCTCGATCGTGCGCAACCGGGCCCGGCGGTTTGCCGCCTGCACTGCGGTGTGCTGCTTGCGGTCGTGGTTGAGATGACACCGTTGGCAAAGTGCCCTCAGATTGTCAGGCTCGATGCGTTCCGGCGCGGGATTATTGATGTGGGCGACCGTAAGAACCACGATTGATCCGGTGACCGGGTGAGGCTTGCCGTTCTTGGCCTCGCACCACTGGCAGCGCCATCCGGCATGGTGGCGGATTGACAGGCTGATCAGCGGCCATTCACGCGGGTAGCGGCGACGGTTCTCTTTGCTGATGGGCATCAGGCGCTTTCCTTGCTACGCGGACGATCCTTGCAGACCGCGACGACACGGGCGCACATGGCCTCGTCCATCATCCCGATGTGGCAGTCGGCCGGGTCGATCCCGAGTTGCGCGGCCAACCATTTGTAGCCGGACGCCCGGGCCTTCCCCTTGCTGCAGCCATCGCGGCGCATCTTGCCCTTCCAGAGGGGATCGAACGCGGCGTGCGCCTGCACCTTGGCGACCCGCAGCGCCTTCGTAGCAAGCCGTCCCAGTGGGGTATCGTTTGGGTGGCAGCCTACCCAGGCCTTGCATGGCAGGCAGGCCCAGATCGGTCCGTAATCCGCGGCGTAGACGATGCTGCTGTTGGGGTGGAACGTCGCGGGCTTGCCGCAATAGTCGCACCGGACATCGACGGCGATGGGCTTCTTGGTGCTGCTCATGTTAGCCAACGCCCCATTTCGCACGCCTCCCATGGGCATGTGCCGATGGCCTCGTCATCGACTTCAATACGGCCGGGGCATCTGGATGCCTGGCAGAACGCCAAGCGATCGCGCCAGCCGGGACATCGGCGATCCAATTCTTGATCGATCTGGGCAATGTCGATTGCCGCCGCCGCCGGTACTGCAGGGGGCCAGGCCATCAGATGGCGGCCTCCGGGTCTGGCCGGTTGGCCGCTTCCAGCAGGACGTCGGCATGGCATGCCTGCCCGACCCGGCACCAGCACATCAGCGTCTTGCCGCGCAGGTGGTGCTGCACCTCGTTGATGTCGAACTTCAGGATGGCCCGGCCGCAGAACAGCGGGGACTCAAGCGCCTCGCAGAACAGCCGCACCGCCTCGGTTCGGCCATGCTCGGCCACCGTGAACGGGTTGCCCCACCGGCTGCCGCGGCTGACGTCCACCGCGCCCTCGGGCTTGCGCCATCCCTTCGCGCGGGACCTCTGGATGCGGACAGGCATCACGCCGGCACCAACTGGCCGATGAGCGCCCGCAACCGGATCGACTGCTGCCGCAACACGATTTTCTCGCCCTCGGTATCCAGCCGCCGCGCCTCGTCCTGCGCCTCCTTGGCCGCGTCCATGATGGCGTTGGCCAACACAGCCTTGTCCCGCGCATCGATCATGACGCTGACGATCTCAGGGGGGCGCGGTCTGGCCATGTCACCGTCCGGCGTGTCCCGCATCCGTGGGTCGACCTTGAACGGATGGAGGTCCAGGGCGCGGCGGGCGTCGTTGATGGCCTGAACCCACCCAGCACCGCGCTTCTTGATGCCGTTGGATTTGGCCCAGCGTGCCATGGTGCCGACCGAGACGACTTCGAAGGTTTGGCCGGAGATGCGCCGCAGGGTCATTGGTCTGGGGCCTTGAACATACCGCCCGGCGGCTTGACGGCCACGAAGCCATAAACCTCGGCGATCTCGTCCCGTGAGCGGTGCGGCAGCGGGAACGTCTTGCCCGTGCACGCCTCGCCGATCGTCACGTTGCAGGTGGGACATGGCATCGCCAGCGCGGGAGTGGCGGCCGTTCCGATCCAGCGGACCGCGTGGTTCATGCCGCCACCTGCGCAGCGATACGCTCGCCAATGTAGCGGAGGACCGGAACGGCCATGCTGTTGCCCAGGGCCTTATATCGGTGCCCGTCAGCTAACACGGCGTTGCCACCAGGTCGCGGCACCTCGGTCCACCCGTCTGGAAAGCCCTGAAGGCGCTCGCACTCAATCGGCATCAAGCGCCGAACTGCATATCCATCGACGATCCCGTTATGCCGCCGACTTCCATTGTTTGCGTCCAGGGTGGCATGTGTGTCGCCTATCCGGACACCGCTTTGGCTGGATTGAAAGGCAATCGCCTGGGCCTGCGGATGGCTCGCACCAAGGGAGCCCGCGCAGTTCCCCGTGACCGACGGGTCTTCGCGGGAGTTGAAGGCTATTAGGGTTTCTGATCCGCCCCCTGCATCTCCGCCTTTGGCTCGGACGGTCCCGATGCCCTCCCCAAAATCCGACATGCCTCGGTCCGCATAAGCGATGGGAATGAACGTATCGTTGTCCAGATCGCCTCGCCAGCCGCCGTCCTTCTTAGCGCCCAGAGGATTGGCGATAACCGGCACTATCGGGGTGCCGCGTCCCGTCCCATCTTCGGATGCATCAAAGCCCTCACCGCGCAACGTATGGGCTATGTAATCTTCGGAGAATGGGTCGTATCGGGCCGATCCGCTACCTGCTCCAGCGCCTGCCGCAAGCGCGTGGGCAGCGTCTTCTTCCGACGTTTTGCGCGGAGCAGGATGCCAGCGCACGCCTTGGACGAGAGGTAATAGCGCATTGGCACAGGACCATCGAACAGCACCTCCGCGAGCAAGCACGAAGACCCTGCGCCGTCGCTGGGCCACTCCGAAGTGCTTGGCGTCCAAGACGCGCCAAGCGGCACACCGGTCTGGTCCATTGACCACACCTGCACTATCCCATCCTCCGTCCGATCGAGCCGGGACGGCGCGTGGACTGCCGACCAGTCCTCCCATGATGGCACCGAAGGCATTTTCGTCGTCGCTAAAGACACCGGGGACGTTTTCCCAGAGGACCCAGCAAGGAGGGCGTCCAGCATCACGTCGAACAGCGTCGATTGCATTGGCGAGGTCCACGAAGGAGAGGGCGAGATTGCCGCGGGCATCGCCAATGCCGCCACGGAGCCCGGCCACGGAAAACGATTGGCAGGGTGTGCCCCCAACCAGCACATCGGGCGCTTCGATCTCGCCCGCCCGCACACGATCGGCGATCGTAGTCATGTCGCCAAGGTTGGGGACGTTCGGCATGTGGAACCGCAGAATGGCAGAGGGCGCGTCCTCAATCTCAGCCTGCCAGGCAAAGCGCCACCCAAGATCAAGCCAGGCGCATTCCGGCGCACCGATACCAGAGCAAACCGATCCAACCGACAGGGTCATGCCGCCTTCCTCGTTCCCATCCCGTGTCCAATGAACACGATCCGGGTTGCCGCCGCGGCCGGCGCCCAGCACAGCGCGCACGCCTGCGTCTTGCCCTGCTGCATCGGACACACCTGCCCCTCGGCCACGATCGACTCGCCCGGCTTGCGCCAGATGGTGGTGGCCGTGTATCCGCGGTCCGCCTCGGCCTCGCCGACACTGAACCTGAACGCCCACCGGTCCGGCCACTCGTCGTTGCCCGCATCAATCCAGCGGCCGATCTCGGACCACATGCTGTGCGCCGTGTAGCCCCAAACATGCAGTGACGGGATTTCGACCATCCACCGAAGCCACTGTTTGGCGTAATCGAGGCTGTAGAAGTCGCCCAAGACGTGAACCCGGACGGCGAACCCTCGGGGATGCTTCTTAGCCTTCTGGCGAAGCTCGGCGTCCAGGGCTGCGATCAGTTCCGATCCGGCCTGGTGGCGCCGCGCGTATGGCATCGAATTGCCATAGCATTCGCGCAGAAGGGTGCAGGACGACGGGCAGGTTGCCCGCTCTTCCAGGGTGACTGTGTAGATTGGAAAGCCGCGCCATGGTCCCTTCATCACGCGCTTGCCGATCTTGGACGAGTTGTGGCCGGATACCAGCACCCAAGGCGACAGGTCTGCACGCACAACGGACTTCGGAAAGATGGTGCGGTTTTCCGATAGAGCGGCGTGATCGGCGGGTAGTGCCGCGGAGATCCGGCTACCGTGTGCTTTTACCCCCTCGAACCTGGATAACGTCCCGCCGTCCTGGCGCCGATCCGAACCGCCGAGGGATATCGCTTTCTTCTTCGGCCCAACTCGCGTGTGCCGATAGACCGGCCCTGCCAACTGCTTTGCCACAAGCAACAGGATATCATCGTCGTCGAACATCAGATCGTCGAAGTCTTGTGACCGGGCAAAGTAGGTCACGGCTTCATGCTCCCGATCTTGGCCATTTCGTAGATGCTCTCGACGAAGCAGACCGCCTTGCCCGCCTCGTCCACCACCTGCATGGCGCTATCGGTCACACCGGAGGCCCACATGGCGCCACACAAGGCGCGAATGGGACCATCGCACTCGACCCGGATGCCATCGCACACCGCCGAGTAGATCGGGCCCAGCACCAACAACGCCTGGCGCATCTCGACTGCCGGATGGATGGGCAGCGGCAACCCGGCCTTCTTCGCCTCTTCCGGGTAGCACTCGGCGCCGGGATAGTTCTCGCCGAACAGGTCCCGGGAGATGGCAGCGCCTTCCATCAGGCGGCGGCTTGTTCGTCGACTAGACGCCCACCGTTGGGCTGCCGCTTCATCAGCGCCGTTTCCTCGCGCGTGAACATCGGGTCCAGCACGTTGACCAGCACGTCCGGTCGATCGACCACCGTCAACGTGGCGGCGTCGATCTCGTAGATGGGCAGGCCGCGCTTGCGGAAGTCTGCCACCTCGGCAGCCACACCTGACCCAAGCATGAGGCACGGGAAGCGCAGGAACGCGATGGCATCGCATTTCGCCCGCACCTCCTTCGTGAACTTGAACCCCCGCTCGGCATAGCCCTTCTGGTTTTCCGGCGAGTTGGGGTTCTCGACATCGAACCCTGCGGCGGTCAGCGCGGTCACCACCTTGGCTTCGAAGGGCGTGTTGAAGTCCGAAACCGGATGGGCAAAATAGAGCTTGATCATGTTGGCGTTCCCGATAGTTCGATGAAGCGATTCGCAGCCGCCACGCGCTCGGGCGCTGAAAGCCGCGCGTAGGCCCGTTCCAGATGGACTTTCACGGTGCTGGGCGAGATACCGGCCCGGCGGGCAATCTCCTTGTTGGACAGACCTTCGGCCACCAGCGTCAGCACCTTCGCCTGCTGCGGTGACACAGGATCGCAGGGTCGACGGCTCACGCTGCCGCCCGTTCGGATAAGGCTTCCGGCGCGGCCAGGTCGCTGGCCAGCCACTCGTTGCCGTCGACGTCCACGAACACCTGCTCGGCGCCGGGCGCATCAAAGCGGCAGTCGTTGATCTCGCCCGGGCGGCGGTACACCGAGTGCTGATCGTTCCAGTAGATTTCGACCTCGCCGCCGAAGGTCGCGCAGCCGTTCAGCCGGACCAGCGGTCCAGCGATCGACAGGCCGTTGGGCGCGACGCTGTTCGGCCCAGGGACGCATGCCAAGGCGGACGGGATCGCGGTGCTGATCAAGCCATGGAAGTCGGTCACGCCCAGGCGGCACAGCGTTTCGTGCAGGTTGGTCTTTTCGTAAGACCCAGACATCAGGCGCTGATATGCCGCCATCAGCCGCCGCGTGTTCGGTTCGGTGATCTGCCACAGCACCCGCGCATCACGGGCCCGGCCCACCAGGTCGTTCAGCGCTTCGTCGCATGGGTTGGTGGCGTGTGGCTGAAACAGCGCCGGGTGGTTGGCTGGGATCGTCAGTTCGATGGGGCCGGTCCCGACAATGCCGCGCCGCGCGCTGGTCGCAATGTCCTCGGCCGCCGCCACGAATTCAGCCCCGCCAAGGGCCATGAACGCCGGGTGGTTCTCCGGCAGCATCACCGTCACGGTCCTCATGCCGTCACCAGGGCGAACACGATCCCCAGCGCGAGGCAGACCGCGGCAAACATGGCAGCGCGCCACACACGGGAAGCGCCTCGGACCTTGGGTTGACGGCCGATGGATTGTTGCCCCCGCCGGTCCCGAGGGTAGATGGTCAGAGGATGCGTCATGCCGGGATCGCTTGGCTTTGGCGGGTCATCATCACACCTCGTTGTCCTTGGTGTGCATTCTGCACATCCGGGTGGCGCGCGCAATGAAATTCTATCAGCCAAAATCAATGTTCTAGTGTTTCATGATCCCAATTCGATCACGGCAATGTGCAAAATGGGCTTGCGGCACGCCGAGCCGGAAAGGCAGGAATTACCACGCTGGCGCGAATGGTTCTTCCCGAACGGTCCGCCGGCTGGACGTTTCCTCCCAACCAAACTACCCGCCTCCGCTGCTTCACGGCGTCGCAGGCGTGTCTTTTTGGGAGGCGCGCCCGCATACAGAGCCCATAGGGGCAACGGGCCGGCGGCGTCCCCTGGGCGCCATCTCACGGGCCTGGAAACGTGAGCGCCGAGCCGCCGGGTTCGGCCATCTATTGCATGGCGGTCCCATGGCCATCGAGATCGTTTACCGGCCGCTCGCCGATTTGGTCCCCTACGCCCGAAATGCTCGGACGCATTCGCCCGGCCAGTTGAACAAGATCAAGGCAAGCTTGGTCGAGTTCGGTTGGACCAACCCGATGCTTGTTGCGGACAATGTGATGATTGCCGGGCACGGCCGGCTTGCGGCCGCTATCGCGTTGCATGGTTCGGGTATCGCAATACCGGGCAACGACGATCCCGCCATGGGCCCAACCGTTGACCTTTCGCACATGACGAAGGCGCAGCGTAAAGCCTACGTCCTAGCCGACAACGCCATCGCGCTGGACAGCGGGTGGGACAGCGATATGCTGAAACTCGAAATCGCTGATCTCGAAGTCGAAGGCTTTAACCTGGCGCTGACGGGCTTCGATATTGGCGATCTGACTTCGCTTCTGGGTCGATCGGGCGATCCCGGCGCCGCGCCAGGCGATGAACCACATGGGCGCTTGGCCGATCGCTTCGGTGTGCCGCCGTTTTCAGTCTTATCGGCCCGCGATGGCTGGTGGCAGGATCGTAAGCGTGCTTGGCTGTCGATGGGCATCCAGTCAGAGCTCGGCCGCGGTGAAAATGCGATACCGGGGGGGGCGCCTATGCCGCTTGATCGGGCGAAGCATGCCGCAGCGTAAAGCAGATGCCCGCACGTTCGGGCAAGATCTCATGCGTGATGAACATCGGATCGGTAAAGGCCCGGGCGTACCGAGTAGCGGAACATCCATCTTCGACCCGGTGTTGTGCGAACTGGCCTATCGCTGGTTCTGCCCCAAGGGCGGCACCGTACTAGACCCATTTGCCGGAGGCAGCGTGCGCGGCATCGTCGCCAGCAAGCTTGGCCGAACCTACGTGGGCATGGACCTATCCGGCATGCAGATCGCCGCCAACCGGGCGCAGGCGTCGGCCATCTGCAGCGACCCGCTTCCGCGATGGATCGAGGGCGATAGCGCCACGATCGCCACCGCAGCGGCCGACGTCGACGCTGACTTCGTGTTCACCTGCCCGCCCTACGCGGACCTCGAAGTCTACAGTGAAAACCCAGCAGACCTGTCGACCATGAAATACGGCGACTTTCTGGTGTCCTACCGCGCCATCATCACCGCGGCTTGCGGACGGCTCAAGGCAAACCGCTTTGCCTGTATCGTGGTCGGCGACGTGCGAGACAAGCGCGGCCTCTACTACGGCTTCCCATGGCATACCGTGAAGGCATTTCAGGACGCAGGCCTGCACCTCTACAACGAGGCGGTTCTGGTGACGGCAGTGGGCTCCTTGCCCGTGCGCGCCGGAAAGCAATTTGAGTCAGGCCGCAAGCTGGGCAAGACCCACCAGAACATCTTCGTGTTTGTGAAGGGCGATCCAAAAAAGGCAACCCAGGCAATCGGGCCGGTCGAATTTGGCGACGTGCCCGATCAATCGTTTAATCCAACGGGAAACGAGTTTCCCTCGGGCGTGATGGCATAGATCACCGCGCGACGCCCCCACTGCCCGTGTTCTTTTGTAAGAACGCCGGCAAGGCGGCGCGCCTCTTCAAGGGTTGTAGCCGGCACGCGGAATGTCTGATCGGGACCCTTGCGAAAATAGGCCATGAAGCTAACGGCCCTTGCTACCTGCTGCGCATGATAGACGTCGGCAGGATGCGGCTTGCGTGGCTTCCGGCCAGGAACGATGTAGCTCATCTGTTCGTCTCCTGGGGGCTTTCCCCCGTGTCTGCCGGGGCCTATGCCCACGCTGGTCTCTGGCTCTAATCCGACAAGTCCAGCCCGTCGAGCGCAATCCGACCAAACGGAGCAGGTCTTTTTCTCCGTATCGGAGCGGCCCCAGTGGCGACAAAAGGCACAGGAACAAAGCCGCCTCGCAAGCGCAAGGTGACGACCCCGAAGAAGATGGGACGGCCTCTCTTTAAGCCGACCGACCAGCAGCGCAACATGGTCATGATCTTGCGATCGAACGGCATCGACCCTGCGGACATCGCCTCGGAAATCGGCTGCTCGGAAAACACTCTCTACCGGCATTTCCGGGTCGAGATGGAAACCGGCAAGGCACGCATCGTCGCGAAGATCGGCGCCAGCCTGGCCATCCAGGCGATCAAGGGAAACCTGACGGCCGCCATCTTCTACCTGCGCACGCACGATCGGGAAAACTGGAACCAGTCCGCGCCACCGCCCCCTCCACCCGGAAGCGGCGGTGATGACGACGGCCCGAAGGAGTCGGTGAAGATCACCATCATCGGCGGGTTGCCCGATTGACCCGCGAGTACACGCTGCGTTTGCCCACTCTGCATCAAGGTCAGATCGACGCCTACCATCAGCAAGATGCTGATGGGAACCGGGCGCGCTTCAAGGCCATTCGATGCGGGCGGCGCTGGGGCAAGACGGACATGGGCAAGGTGCTTGCCTGTGACGCCATCGCAAAGGGCAAGCGAGTCGGATGGTTCACGCCGGTCTATAAGTTCCTGACCGAGCCCTACAACGAGATCATGGACCTGGTGGCGCCGATCCGAAAGCGCGGGTCGATCGCTGGCGGCATACGCACGGTGTCTGGCGGTCGGCTCGACTTCTGGACGCTGGACAACGACCGGGCCGGCCGCGGCCGCAAGTATCATCTGATCATCATCGACGAAGCGGCTTTCACCAAGCCGGAGATGATGGACACCTGGAACCTTTCCATCTCGCCTACCCTGCTGGACTATTCCGGCAGCGCAGTCGTTATGTCGACGCCAAACGGGATCAGCCAGGACAACTTCTTCTGGCGCATCTGCAACGAGCCCGAGCATGGGTTCACCGAGTTCCACGCGCCGACCTCGACCAATCCGTACATGCCGGCCGCCGAATTAACGCGTTTGGAAGCGACAAAGCCTCCCCTGGTGTTCAGCCAGGAATACAACGCCAAGTTCATCGACTGGTCTGGTGTGCAGTTCTTCGATCTGGCGAACTGCCTGGTCGATGGAAATCCGGTCCCCTATCCGGCCAAGTGCGACATGGTGTTCGCCACCATCGACACCGCGGTCAAGACTGGGCGTGAGAACGACGCCACAGCCGTCTGCTTCTGGGCGCGCAGCCGGTTCGCCGGGCACCCCCTGATCCTACTGGATTGGGAGGTCATCCAGATCGAGGGCGACCTGCTGGCGACGTGGCTACCGGGGGTGTTCCGGCGACTGAACGACTTCGCCACGGCGTGCAGCGCCCGGATGGGCAGCGTGGGCACATGGATCGAGGACAAGGTGAGCGGCACGATCCTGCTTCAGCAGGCGAAGCGTCGGAACTGGCCGGCCCATGCGATCGATAGCGTGCTGACCTCGCTTGGCAAGGACGAGCGCGCCATCAGCGTCTCGGATTACGTCTACCAGGGCAAGGTCAAGATATCGGCCCATGCCTACGACAAGATCGTGACGTTCAAGGAACGTAGCCGAAATCACATGCTGACCCAGGTGTTCGGCTTCCGTATCGGCGTGGAAAACAAGGAAGACGATCTGCTCGATGCCTTCGTGTACGGCATCGCGTGTTCCCTGGGCAACAATAAGGGCATCTGACCATGGTCAAGGTTTCGTCCAACCAGCAGGGCATTGCCCTGAATTCCCCGGCGGGCAGCATCGCCATCGCGTGGACCGACGTGCAGGCGATGCTGGAGGATATCCGGCAACACCAAAGCCGCCAGGCCGGAGCCGCCCACCTCGGTAGCCATGCTGATATGTCGGCTGCGCTGCTGAAGGCCAGCAAGGGTTAGGGGGCCTGGAAATCCTTGATGGAGTTCGGCGATATCTTGAGCTTCCAATAGAGGGCCGTGCATCCAAGAAACGCTGGCACATTATAGCGCCTGGAGACTGCCGCTTCGACTATCGGGGTGCCGATGGCTGATACGAGAGGCGGCGGTGGGTCGCCCTGACTTGTCGCGATCGTCGCCATTATTGAAACGAGCGCGCCGCAGGGATCGTTGGACTTCTCGGAAGCCAACGGGACCCAGAAGAACAGGTCGATAAACAGCAGCAAGATAATGGCGCCGATCATGCGTCTACTCCATGGCCGCGCATCCGTTGCGCCGGACGGTAGACCGTAGATGGCGACGGCGCCCTCTGGCTAGCCCCGCCACCCCCTGCCGCCGCTCAGGCGACCACTGCAAAGGCGTCACCGCATGGCAGCCCTCACCATCAACGGCTCGGCCCTGGGATCGACGCTTCAGAACCTGCTGATGTGCGACGAGATCACACCGGGCGCGGAACCGTCGTACCAGCTATGCAAGGAGATCTATCTCTATCATCCTCTGGGTTCGAAGATCGTCGATACGCCGATCCAGATGGCTCAAAGCCAGCAGCGGATCATCACCATCACCGACAGCCCGGGCACGCGGGTGCGCGACGCTTTCGTCGACCAGTGGAAGGCGATGGACTGCGACAAGACCGTCGCCAATCACATGCGTGTGGCGCGTATCTACGGCGTTGGAACCATCGTTCTGGGTGAGGTCGGGAAACTATCTGCTGAGGCCATACCGCCAGATCGGCTTGGCCAGGCGAACGTGTTCTTCAACGTCATCGACCCCCTCAACTCGGCAGGGTCAATCGGCTACGACCAAGACCCGAATTCGCCGACCTATCAGAAGCCAACTGCGGTCATCGTTCAGGGTCAGGTCTATCACCCATCGCGCGCGTTGGTGACATTCAACGAGGCGCCGATCTATATCGCGTGGTCGTCATCCGCCTTCGGTTATACCGGCCGCAGTGTCTTCCAGCGCTCGTTGTTCCCGCTGCGATCGTTTGTGCAGTCGATGATCACCGATGACCTGGTGACGAAGAAGGCGGGCGTCATCGTCGCCAAGATGAAGGCCGTTGCCTCAATGACTGACGGGTTCGTGCAGGCCGTCTTTGGCCTGAAGCGCGATATCGTCAAGGAAGCCCAGACCACCAACGTGATCAACATCGACGTCGATGAGTCGATCGAGACGTTGGACATGCAAAACGTGGATAAGGCATCCACGACGGCTCGCCGCAATATCTTAGAGAACATCGCCTCGTCCACACCAATGCCGGCCATCATCCTGAACAGCCAGACCTTCGCTGAGGGCTTTGGTGAGGGCACCGAGGATGCCAAGACCGTTGCCCAGTTCATTGATGGCGTGCGCGCTGACATGGCGCCCGCCTACGCGTTTCTTGACAACGTGGTGCAGCGTAAGGCTTGGACCGAGGACTTCTTCAAGACGATACAAGACGATTTTCCCGCTGAATACGGGAAGATGAAATACAAGGACGCCTATTGGCAGTGGGTGAATTCGTTCCAGGCCGAGTGGCCGTCTCTGCTGACGGAACCTGACTCGAAAAAGGTTGAAGTCGAAGACGTGAAACTCAAGGGCGTCATCGCCCTGCTTGAGGTCCTTCTTCCGAACCTCGACCCTCGGAACAAGGCGCGCACGATCCAGTGGGCAAATGAGACGATCGGGGAGAACAAGCTGATGTTCCCAACGCCGCTCCTCCTTGACTACGACGATCTCTCTGATTTCATCGGCGAGCAGGCCACGTCCGCGGAGGCGGTAGCTGAAGCAGCCGCGGCTGCTCAGAGCGAGGAAGCCGACAACGATAAGGAGCCGGCAAAGCCAAAGCCCTTCGCCGCGGCAGCTTAGATGGCCCCGGATGGCGGAAACGGTTCAGGCCGCGCTGGCTTCTACCAGACCGTTACCGATGCGATTCGCGATTTCACCCTTCACGGCTACGACGCCCAGTGGCGCCTGGACATGTGGGTCGAACGCATTCGCGCGGCGGCTATCGCTTCGTTGACTCCGCCGGAGGTGCTTGAAAAGGGTCTGCGGGACGCGCTGACGACGGTCTACAGCCGAATGGTGGATAAGGGTGCGATCCTCAAATACCATCCTGACGTTTCGGCCTTCACGATCAATCGGGTAAAGCCGAAGCTCCGGGCGGCAGTCGACCGGTCCATACTGGCGTCCGCAGGCCTAATCCGGCTGAACCAAAAGCAGGCCGTCGAGCAAACGGTGCAACGATTCGTTGGATGGTCAAGCAGCATCCCCGCCGGCGGCAGCCGTGTGGTTGACAAGGTCGACACCAAGGACGACATCCGCAAGTCGCTCACCCAATTGCCATGGGAAGAACGCCGTGTGGCGATCGACCAGGGGCACAAGCTCGTCGCGTCGCTGTCAAACATTATCGCGGTGGACGGCGGCGCAATCGGGGCGATCTGGAAGAGCCATTTCCGCCAGGCCGGATACAAATTCCGCAAGGATCATGCTGAGCGTGATGGCAAATTCTATGCCGTGCGAGGCTGCTGGGCGATCGAGAAAGGCCTGATGAAGGTCGGACCTGCCGGGTATCTTGATGAGATGACGCAGCCGGGCGAGGAAGTGTTCTGCAGGTGCTTCGTTCAATGGGTCTACGCGATCCGCAAGTTGCCGCAGGACATGCTGACGGCGTTGGGCAAGACCGAACTGCAGCGATTGAAGGTGGCGGCATGAGCCGATCGGTTCAGATCCATCGTGCCGCGGCCAGTGGCAATTTGCCCCAGCCGCAGATGCCCCGCTTAGATGGTGCTTCGTGCGGCTGAAAGCCAAGGTGCGCGAAAACCATCTTCGCCGCCGCAGATATTGGAGGCGCCTGAGATGATCAAAGCCGCGGGCATTCTCTTCGTAGCCCACGATCAGGTGCTTCTGCTCAAGCGATCCGATACCGGCGAATGGGCATTTCCAGGCGGTAAGGTCGAAGACGGCGAGTCGATCGAAGAAGCCGCCACCCGTGAGTGCGTCGAGGAAATGGGGAGTCTGCCCGAAGGCAAGCGAGAGCCGTTCGACGTTTCGGCCGATGATGCCGTCGAGTACACGACCTTTGTGCAAGCCTGCCCGCCGTTCAACCCGGTGCTGAACGAAGAGCATACCGGGTTCGTGTGGGCGACCCTCAAGGACTATCCGCAGCCCCTGCACCCGGGCGCCGCGGCGACTCTGGAAAAGCTGACCCGCACCGAACTGGACGTGGCGCGGGACATGTCCGTCGGTGCGTTGGACTCGCCCCAGAAGTTCATGGGCGTGACGATGTTCGACCTTCGGGTCACCGGCACGGGGCAGACCTTCCGCAGCGCCGGCAAACAGCATGTCTTTCGCCCGGACGAGCATTATCTGACGCCGGAATTCCTGGCGCGATGCAACGGCCTGCCTGTGATCTGGCTGCACCCGGTCAAGGGAATGCTAAACTCGAAGGAATTTGAGGAACGCATCATCGGCACGATCTTCCTCCCCTACATCAAGGGCGAAGAGGTCTGGGCGATTTGCCGGGTCTACGACGACACGGCCATCGCCGAAATGCGGGCCGAGCAGCTTTCGACATCGCCAGGTGTGAAATTCCGCACTCTGGCTGTCACGACAACGGTTCCGCTGGAAGGCGGATCGTCCCTCCTTCTGGAGGGAAACCCGCATTTGCTGGACCACTTGGCAGTCGCCCCTTTGGGGGTTTGGGACAAGGGCGGGCCCCCGACTGGCGTCAATTCAACCATCATCGGAGACGAGACAATGACCGACGAAGAGAAAGCTGCGGCGGCCATTGCCGATCGCGCGAAGAAGGATGCCGAGGACGCCCGCGACAAGGCCGATGCCGAACTGCGGTCAAAAGTGGACATGCTCTGCGAGAGCATGAGCAAGCTTGCCGACAGCGTGAATTCCCGTTTCGACGCCGAGGACAAAGCGAAAAAGGACGCCGAAGAGCAGGCGAAAAAGGACAAAAAGGACGCTGAGGACAAGGAAAAGTCCGAAGCTGAAGAGAAGGCCAAGGCCGACAAAAAGGACGCCGAGGAAAAGGAGGCCAAGGCGGCCAAGGAAAAGGCCGACGCCGAGGTGGCCGAAAAGCTGGCGCGCGAAAAGGCGGACGACGACATGGACCCCGAGATGGCCGACGCTCAGGAGAAGTGCGATGCGGTCGCGCAGGCGTTCGGAAAGCGCGCCCCTGCCCCGTTGCGCGGCGAAAAAGCCCTGGCTTACCGCAAGCGTTTGCTGAGCAGCTACAAGGCCCATAGCGCCGACTACAAGGACGTGGACATCAGCGTCATCAATGACTCGGCCCTGCTAGCCGTTGTCGAAAAGCGGGTGTTTGCCGACGCTATGCAGGCGGCCGTGCATCCCACTGATGTGCCGGCGGGCCAGCTTCGCGAGATCACCCGCGTCGATCCAAGCACGGGCGTCCGCACCACGTCGTTTTACGGCCAGGGAACCTTCATCGCGAGCCTGAAGCGGCCATCCGCCCGCGTCAGCGGCTTCAACACCCCCAACTCGAACCGGAGCCACTAAGCCATGGTCGCATCCATCGCGTTCAACCCGTTCGTGACGACCAATGCAGCGGGCTCGTTTGGCGTCCGGTCCGACGGCTATGTCCAGGGCACCGCCCAGGACGATCCGGCGATCCGCTACAAGCTTGCTGGGGGCATCTGGTCGCCCACCGAGACGGTGACGGCATTCGGCGGCATGGGCATCACTGAGGTGATCCCCACCGGCGGCCCGGGCAACCCGCTGAGGGCGCTCGGCAGCATCATCAGCCGGGCAACCAGCGTCACGGCCGGCGCCGCCGGGTCGCTGACCGGATTCACGGTGTTCGACCAGAACCACTCCGCGGTCCAGACCCCGCAAAGTCCGGTTCCGCAAGTTGGCAGCGGTTCCGGTGTGATGTTCTACCGGCTTGGGTCCGGCGCGCGCATCGCTGTGAACTGCGATCCGTCGCTGATCAACCTTGATGGCTCGGTGATCACCAGCCAGGTGTCGTGGGATTTCAACCTGCAGCGGCTTGTGCCCTATGCCCCGGCAGAGGCGGCCGAGACGATCACCGGCATCACATGGGCAAACGGCATCGCCACGGTCACCACGTCCGCGGCACACGGCTACGTCGTCGGCGATGATGTGACCCTGATCGGCCAGGTTCCGGCGGGATACAGCGGCGATCAGACCATCCTGACCGTTCCCACCACCACCACGTTTACGTATGCCCTGGCCGTCAATCCGGGCACGGAAACGACCCCCGGCACCATCGCGGCTGGCGGCGGCGCACTGCCGGTTCGGGTGCTGAATGTCGAGCCGGGCAACAGCATGACCGTCGTTATCGACCCGGTTACCGGGTTCGCAACCTGGAATCGCGCGGGTTCGACCGCCCTGATCCTGATCTAAGGAGCAACCGAAATGTCGAACCTTACGCCAGCCTTCGTCACCGTAAACCCAAGTATGACGCTGCCCGGGGTCCTTCTGCCTTACAGCCAGGCCTCCGGTGCTTTCGATCTTCTGCCCTCCGGAGAGCCGATGGTCCGCCTGGGCGAGGGCGACCTGATGGTCTACGCCAACCGGGTGGACATTCGCACCAAGATGGCGGCCGGCCAGTCGAGTGCCAACGAATTGCCGTCAGTCGAGATCGTGATGAGCCAGATCAACACGGCGACCTACAACCAGCGGGTTGTGGCGCAGTACGATCACCACGATACATCCGCCATGGCGCAGCGCGGAATGAGCATCGTCCAGGCCCAGCGCTTGGGCATGTGGCAGGGGCACATGCAGCTCGCCCGCCAGGCGTTGCTGTATGGCTACAATCCGGCCAATGGCGAGGGCATCGTCAATACCCCGGGCGCCACGCGCGTGTCTCTGCCGCCGGATAGCAACGGCAATGACACCGCCGTGACCTACGACAACGGCCAGATCGCCTTTTTCCTGATGCAGCAGGTTGCGCAGATCAAAGCGAAGACGGTGTCGCTTGGATACGGGAACAAGTTTGTGTTCCTGATGCCGCAGCGGATCGGCCTGCTTTGGGAATACAACGTCGTGCAGACGACCCAATTCCAGCGGGTTGGCGCCGGCACGGACAGCAGCGTTGGCGTTCTGAAGCACGTCTTAATGGACAACGGCGACGAGATCATTTGGGGCTACGACGACACCCTGATCGGTCAGGGCGCCGGCGGTACGGACCTAATCGTCCTGGCGATGCCCGAGGTAAAGAAGCCATCCTCGAACGATGGCTGGAACACCAACAAGTTCGCCGAGGTTGCGCCGGGAATCGAGGCCTGCCTGCTGCAGCTTTGCGATATGGCAGCGCCGCGGGAGATCCCGACGCCGCTGGCCTTCGGCACCATCCACGTTGGCTCCGAGATGCGCCTGACGTCCGGCTGGGGGCTTCGCCCTGAGTGCGTCACGCTGATCTCGATCGCCTATCAGTAAGGGATATTTGCCCATGCAGCTTTTCATCGGCAATCCGACCAATCAGCCGGCTACGTTCCTGTATCGGAAGCTGGAAAACAAGAAAGTGCTTCGGCAGGACATTCCGATCGGCGGTCAAATCCAGATCGCCGGGCCGCTGTCCCCGGATGACATCAGCTATATCGTCGATCAGCATGCCAAGTACGGCCTGGTACGGGCGGACGAAGTGGACACCAACCGCCGGTTCACCAGCTTGTGCTACTCGGTCGACAAGGTGATCTCGACCAACCGGCTGGAAAGCGCGATGCGATCCAACCAGTTCATCCTGATCGAACGCGGCAAGAAACAGCGGCAGGAAGCAGCAATTGCTGACGCGGTCCGGATGGAAAACACCGTGATTGAATCCGGGCGGCAGGAGCGCCTTGTCGGATACGAGGCAACCATCGTCGAGCATAACCCCGACGCCCGCAACGATACCCCACCGGTCGCAGAAGGAATTCGCGTCAGCCGGACCGTCAATCCCGATGGCAGTCCACGCGGGTCCGCCAAGTCCGGCCGCCGCCGCAAGGTCGCGTAAATCATGCCCCCCTGTCCTTCGTTCGGGGGCTTCGTCGCCTTCGTACGAGGGCAGATGGGCATTTCCACCACGGCACTGCCGGATGGCACCGAGCAAATCCTTTGGTCCTACAACATCGCGATTGATACGGTGTCGCGGACGATCCAGGCGGCGTCGCCGACTCTTTACCTCGTGGCCGTCTACAACCTGGCCGGCGACACGCTAATCAACCTGGCCCCGGATGCTCCACCGTCCACTTATTTTGCGGATATCCGCAAGGAATGGGGCGTCAACGATTTCGTGGCCGGGGTTGTGACGGGGGCGGGCGACGAGAGCACGTCGGATACCCTGGTGGTGCCTGAAGCATTCAAGACGCTTTCGCTGGCCAACCTGCAGAACCTAAAAACGCAGTACGGCCGCGAGTATCTGTCGATCGCGCAGCGCGTGGGCACGGCGTGGGGCATATCATGACGACATTGCACCTCGGCGAAGTCGACATTCCCTACGTCAACGACGGCAAGACGACGGTCGAGGTCGCACGCATCCTTGAGGCCAAATATCACGTCATCGAGGTTTTCTCGGAGATCCACCGCGATCTGATCGAAACGACCATTGTGGAGTCTCTGCAGGACGCCGTAACCAACATGCTGATGGGCGCGCCCGTGTCCGTCGACCCTTATGGCGACGCCATGGCCGTGATCGGCGCCCGGTTCAAGACCTTCATCGACATGAAGGAAATGGAGCATCTGGGCATCCCCGGCGTGCCCACGCAGGCCGCAAAAGACGGGGTGAGCCACCGCTTCAAGAGCAAACGCGGACCCAAGAACCGGCCCAGCTTTCAAGACACCGGCCTTTTCGAGGACAGCTTCGTCCCCTGGGTTGAATAAACCATGCCGACAATCGATGAGCTGATGTCTTCCAAGGGTCAGTTAGCGGCGACGCTGGCGGCTGGCGTCGAGAGCATTTCGAGCGATCAGGAGATCACCTTCACCAAATACGTGAAGGTCATCCTTCCTCTGGACGGCTTTGTATTTTGGGTCCGCTCTGATCTGCTGGGCGCGGCCGAACTGAAAAACATAACCCAGATCGGCCCCAACCCGGTATCAAGCCAGGCCACGTTCTGCGCCACCGGGTCGCTACACTTTGCCACCGAACGCCGACAGCTTGAGGACGAGACAATCGGCGTCAACAAGGTCAGGTTTACCGCAACCGCAGAGGTGCAGCCGTTCAACGAGATCAGCCCCGTGATCATGTTCGTGGGGTCATTCAACGGGGTGCGGTTCGCTTTCGCCCAGCGGCGTTCGTACTACAAGCAGGCCGATCTGCACCACTACATGGGCGACGCCATCTACCCGGCGCTGCTGTCCCAGATCATCGATAGCGTGGCGGACCTGAACATCACGCAGCGCGTGGTCAGCAACAGCCTGCCGGTATGGCTGTCGCTGAATAAGCTGTTCCCGGTCTTCCCGTCGTTCCTGGTGCCCGACAACTTGCCGCCGCCATATGCCGTCGCGCACGTCATTCCGGACAGCCTGCGGGCCATTCAGGCCTACCCGCAATACGATCTGATGAACACGGCCACGCAGCTTATGGCCGAGCGGGTAAAGATCACGCTGTACGGAATTCGCAACGATTTGGCCAACGACTTTCTAAAAGAGGTCTATCGGTTTGCGGAGTTCACCAACGCAATCGGCGTGATGAACCAGCCTGCCGTCCGCGATGAAAAGCGCACGCAAGTCGAACTGGCCGCCATCGCCATGAAGAAGGCCGTGGATTTCGAGATCTCGTACTACCAGACGCGCGTGAACGACATCGCCCAACAGATGATCAGCCGCGTCATCCCGTCGATCACAACTCCCCTCACCGCCAGCCGGAGCTAGACCTTCATGCCCCAAAACTCGCAGAATTTCGTGGCCGTCAATTCCCTTGGTGCGGGCGTTCCCTTAAAGGTCGATGCAGACGGCGCCCTGATTGTTACTGCGCCCGATCTGCCGCTGCCCGCTGCGCCGCAGGCGCATTACAACATCACGGCCGCCACCGTCATCAAGGCGACTCCCGGCACGGTGCTACGTTTCAACGTCGTGGTCGCCGGCAGCACCGTGGGGTCGATCAACGATTGTGCGACGACGGGCGCTGTCGCGGCGGCAAACGAAATCGCGTCCCTACCCAACACCGTGGGCCCGTCGACTCTGGACTGGCCGTGCGCGGTCGGGATCGTGGTGACTCCTGGGACCGGTCAGACCATCGCGGTCCTGTTCGCCTAAGCCTCGCTCGCCCTCACGCCTGTAGGAGGCCCGCATGGCGGCTCTAGCAAATCTGAATATCACCAACCTCAACGTCAATGTTGAGCCCGCATCGGTCCCCTCCACGCTTCAGCGCACGGGGGCGATCGTCAGCGTCGGGTCGACCACCATCACGCCCGGAACGACGGGGCTGCTCACCCAGGAAAGCAGCCTGACGCCGCTCCTGTCGAACACCATCGCCTTGTCGGCCATCTCATGGGCCAGCGGCGTGGTGACGGCGACAGCGCCCACCGAAACGCTGGCCGTCGGCGACGAAATCACGGTGATGGGCTGCGTGCCCGCTGGCTACAATGGCACGTTCATCCTGACGGCCGTCACCTCCACCACCTTCAGCTATGCCATGGCCACCACGCCAGGCACGGCCACGACGGTGGGCAGCTACCAGAATGGTGCGCAGCCGGAGTTGGTTGATCAGGTGGGCACCTTCTATGCCCAGGGAAGCAACATTCCGGTGCTGGTGCTGGAACTGGGCGAATTGACGGTGACGGCCGCAATCGCGGCGCTGAACACCTATATCCAGGCCAACCTGAAGACCATCTACAGCTTCCTGCTGCCCCGCGAGTGGACGACAGCCGCCAACGCAGCGGCGCTTGAATCGTTCCTACTGAATTACAATGCGCCCACGTCGATGGTTTACTTTTACGGCACCGCGACACAGGCCCAGGCCGCGACCTTCCCGACGACGTTGAAATGCCTGCGCCTGATGATCGAGTCCCCGGTAATTGCGGCGACCGAATTCAGCATGGCCTCGGTGTTTTACAAAGAACTGAACCAGAACCCCTCGGCCACCAACCAGCGCACGCCTGCGGCCTATGCCTTCCTTTTTGGTGTCACGGCTTGGCCACAACAGGGAAACCAACCGACCCTGCTCACGCTGCTGAATGCCAACCTGAACTATGTTGGGACGGGCGCTGAGGCAAACATCTCGGACACCATTCTGCGCAACGGCACGGGCATGGACGGGATACCATTCAACGTCTGGTACACGATCGACTGGGTGCAAATTCAGTTGGGAATCCAGAACACGGCCGGCGTCATCAACGGGAACAACAACCCGGAAGCGCCTCTGAAATATAACCAATCGGGAATTAACACCCTGCTGGCCATCCTGCAGGGCGTCCTGAAAAACGGCATCACGTTCGGCATGATCAACCCAGACGCGCCGATCACCGCAACAGCGACCCCATTTGCCCAGTATGTGCAGGAGAACCCGGACGATTACCCGGCGGGCATCTACAGCGGCGAAGCCGCCAGCTTCACGCCGCAAAATGGCTTCATTTCGGTGACGATCAACATCACCGTCAATTTGACGGCATAAGGGGCTAGCACCATGTCGTTTTCACTTACGCCGGGCAACCCCTACGTCAACCAAGGCCAGATCAACCGGCTGGCCTCGTCCATCACCGTGCCGCTGTTTCCCACCCTTCAGATCGTCAATTCCAATCTCGGAAAGAAGATGATCCGGTGGGAGCCGGAGGGCCAAGCCACGGACGAGATCGAGACGGCCACGGGCGTGGTTCAGTCGCCGATCCCGTTTCAGATGGTAACCGTCACGGCCAACCTGCTGCGCACGCAAAGCCTGTCGCTCCTATGGCGGGCGCAGATGGAATTGCTCAGCACGATCGGGGACATCTTGGTCACGACCGATGCCACGGGGTTTATCCCGTACACGTTGGTCAACTGCGCGATCCGCTCAGCACCTCCGCTGGACTTCGCCGGGCAGGATGCGGATTACAACGTCGTGCTGCGCGGGGTCTATTACATCAACTCGTCGCTTTTCGCCGGGTCGTAAGCCATGCGGATTGATCGCAAGCTGAACATCGTCACTGAGCTTGATCATGACGGGGGCACCATCTACGTGCACTCGACGCCGATCGGGCGGGTGGTTTTCGAGACGTACTACAAGGTCATGGCTGCCGCTCGAGCCGAGATCTTCCGGCTTGGCCTGGAAAGCATCACAGGTCCGCGCGTGGCGCATCTGATGGTGCGTGACGCGGCTAAGGCTATGGGGATGTGGGAGGGCCCGGCGGGCGTCGAGGCGGGGTTCTTCACAGAAATCCGGCGTCTGGCGTTTGTCATCATGCCGGGGCAAGGCGGGTGGACGAGCATTCCCTTTGATGTGGCGTGCGCGCAGGACATGCTTTCCGAAGACGAGTTTTCGGAGGTGATGGGTCGCATCTGTTTTTTTACTTTGACCTCTGCACTCTCCCCAAAGCGCCTGCTCCCAATGTTCCTTTCCCAGACGAATGGCTTGTGGAAAGCGCAGACCACATTGTTAAACTCTACGGAATACGCGAATTCTTTGCCGACATCGACCGAGACCGCCAGTTCCGAGACGAGCCAACCGGCATCCTAGGCGAGATCTTGGGCTGGGCGTCCGACGAGGGCGCCAGCGCGTATTTCGAGCGGCACGATCTGCCATACCAAAGCGCGCACGAATGGCGGCAGCGGGTGCTCATGAAGGTGCTGCGTGAAATGATGCGGAGGGTCGTCTAATGGCAACGCCGATCATCAGCATTCCAATCGACGATGGCGCTTTTCAGAAATTCCATGCGATCTACACTCAGTATGCGGAATCGCTGAAGACGCTACCCGAGGCGTGGCAGAGCGTGGATCATGCGGCCGGCGAAACCGGCATCACCATGAACGAGCTTGCCGCGGCGCTGTTGGCCCAGAACGAACTGTTGCGGGACACGGCGTCGGGTCAGAAGGATGTGGAAAAGGCTGCCTCGCGGGTCGATGCCGTGATGGGAAGCATCAGCAAGAAGCTGGAGGGCGCCACGAAGCAGGCCGGCAAGATGACGCTGGAACTGGTAAAATGGGGCGGCCTGGCCGGGCTTGCCTTCGCGGGATTGAGCGGCTTCAGCTTTCTCGGCATTGATAAGCTGGCGGCATCCGCTTCCCGAATCAGCCGCAGCGCCCGCGGCCTGGGCGTGGCCCCCGAAGCGCAGCAGGCGTTCGGCGTCAACTTTGGTCGCTATGTCAGCCCAGATGCCATGCTTTCGAACACCGCCGAGATGCAGGCGGACATGTCGCGGTGGGGTGCATTCCTTGCGGCCGGCATCGGGACAAGGGAAGTCCAACAGTCTGACCCGGAGCAGCTATCCCGGGAAGTGATCCGCCGGGCCCGGGATCTGTGGGACCAGGCCGGACCGGATGGGCACACCACGCAGTTCATGCAGGCGCATGGGCTGGACCAGTTGCTTCCCGGCGGCTTGCAGGACTGGAAGCGCATCGGCAGCACGTCGCGCTCCGATCTGGCGCAGTCGGACCGGGATGCCCAGCAGGATCGGCGGAATTTTGCCCTTGATCCAAAAGCGCTTGCCGCCTGGACCAATTTCACCAACCAGATGCACCGCGCCGGCACGACCATGGAGGACGTGCTGATCGGCAAACTGGCCCCGCTGGCCGGGCCGCTGACGGAGCTATCGAAGTCGATCACGTCGGCGATTTCGACGTTGCTGGCCGACCCCGATCTAGGTGATTGGATCGTATCGCTTGGGCATGGGATTGAAAACCTAGCCACTTTTTTGTCTTCGCCCGAATTCAAACAGGACTTGCTATGGGCTGAGGATGAATTCCACAAGTTCGTGGTAGCCATGGGCAAGGCCGTCAAGTGGATCGAGAGCAAATTCGACATTGTGGTCGGGAACGGCGATCAAACCCCCGGCGCGCCGGGAGGCAATGTCCAAAACGATGGAAAGCCGTCGTCATGGTTCACCCGGATTAATCCTTGGCTCATTCCACCGAAGCCAGCCCCTGCACCGCCGCCCGGCGCCCCGGGATCTCCCAGCGTTCCCGAGCAGTCCCCGCCTCCAAGTTTGTGGTGGCACCCAGGCGCCTGGGTGCGCCAGGGATTGGGGCATATAGGCTTCCACCAGCACGGCGTTGACGCCAATGGGCGCCGGGTAGGCGACCCCGGCTACGATCCCACCACCGACCCTGGCAACCGCCCGGATACAGCCGCTTGGCGCCAGAGCGCGGTGGTCTCGCCCATAAGCCAAGTCTTCAGCCTTCAGCAGGAGGCGGCGCAGCGCTGGAACGTCCCGGGCAACTTTGCCACCGGCATTTTCGGGGTCGAGGGCGGCCTAAATCCGGACGGTTCGCCGCGGGTCAATGCCAGCAGCGGGGCGATCGGCGCCGGTCAGTTGATGCCGGGCACAGCCAATGACCTGAAGGTCAACCCATTCGATACCAAGCAAAATATCGAAGGCGCGACGCACTACATGCGCATGATGCTGGATCGGTTCCACGGCAACCAGTTGGCCGCGGCGGCGGCATATAATTGGGGTCCAAACGGCTCTCACACGGCGGTGCTGGAGCATTTTGCGGCCACTGGGGACGAAGCGGGACTGCCGGCCGAAACCCGGGCGTACGTGCATCGGCTGATGCAGCGCTACGGTATTTCAGCTCAACCCCAGCAGGCGGCGCCCCCCCTTGTGCCCGGCGGCTCCGGCCGAAGCCTATCCGGCGTCTTGGATCGGCTATCCCGCCGGAACACCTCGGGCGGAAGCCGGGTAGTGATCGAGGACCGGACCGGGGGCAACGCCGTCGTGACATCGGCGCAGCTCGCCTATGGGTGATTGCGATGGGCTTTCAGGGCGGCGCGGCCGGGCCATAAGGGCGGGCCAGGATCGCGCCGCACGGGCCTAGGGAGTCGGAAGAACGGGGGCGATACCCGGACGCGGCAAACCGGTTCTCGCAATCGTAAAGCTCGCGCTGCCGGGCCGCATCCTCTGCCTGATGGGCGTTCCGGCTTGCCATCAGACGGGATATGCTGGCCCGCTGGCAGACCGAGGTCGGCACCCGTTGGTCGAACCCCTCGCCAAGGCACCAAGTCAGGGGATCGGCGGGATTATCAGCCTGGGGTTGCCCGCGGGCAATGCCGATCGTCACCGCCCCGGCCAATGCCAGCGCCACGCCGCACACCACAACCCAACGCATGGCCGTCCGTCCCTTTCTTTGCCACCGGACGGTAGGCGGAACGAGAGCCCCCGGATAGTGGGCGGCAACGAGGGGCCAACCGATGAGCTTCTCCCTGGCCGGCGCCAATATTGCGCAGTTCAAAAACAGCTTCGAGGTCTGCCCGATATTTTTCTCCGGCGGCATCGCAGCGAACCTACCTGGCGGCCTGTTGCCGATCACGTCCGTTCTGCAGCCAGGCCTCACCAGCATTGTGACCGGCCAACCGTTCGCCAGCTTCAAGGTGATGCCGGGCGGCAAGCTCGGCAGCAATGAGATTGGTCGATATCCCTTCGCCAACCAGGCTACCGCGGGCAACGCGATCATCGCGCAACCGCTGAACATCAGCCTGGAAATGTTCACCCCGGCCGCCACTGTTGGGTCGATGCCCGCTAAACTACCGATTTTCACCACGCTCAAAGCCACCCTTGATAATCACACAGCACTGGGCGGTCTGTTTATCGTCTGCACGCCGGCGCTCATTTATGAGAACGCCATTTACAAAGACGTGACCGATATCACCCCGGACGGTCCCCAAGTTCAGGCTCGGTGGCAGTGGGACTTCGAACTGCCGTTGATCACGCTGCAGCAGGCGCAGATGGCCCAGAACAACATGATGAGCAAAATCAGCGCGGGGGTGCGCACAGATGGCGCCCTGTCCGGCACGCCGTCGACCGTTGGCAGCCAAGTGGGTGGCGCCGCAACCGCGGCCGTGCCGGGCGCCCAGAGCAACGTGGGTGGGACCGTGCAGGGGGCGAGTCCGCTACAGCCGTTCCAGACCGATAGCGTCACCTCGACGACGACGAGCGTTGCATGACCGTCGTCACTTTCGTCCCGTCCAGCACCGGGGCGCCACAGTTTCAGGCGACCTTCGACGGCGCGCTTTATACCGTCATCTGCACCTGGAACTTGTTCGGCCGCTATTACATCAACGTGTATTCACAGGATGGAACTCTGGTTGTTTGCCGAGCAATGACGGGTTCATCCGACGATTCGCCGCAAAACTTGCTTTTCGGATACTTCACGTCAACGATGTATTTCAATGAGGCGGACTCTCAGTTCGTGATCGGCCCATGAGATACTATCTGATCACGATATCGAATGCCGACGGATCGGTATTTCGGACATACAACTCGTTCCCGGGCGGGAAAAATGACCCCGGCGCGTTGGATATCGAGATCGACGTCGCAGTGACCGCCTATGATGCGCCGATCAATAATCCCTACGTTCGCATTTTTGGCGTGTCGTTGCAGGACATTGGCCAGGCCAGCGATCTAAACGGCAAGTTCATCACCATGAGCGCCGGAATGCAGAAGGGTCTTCCGCTCGCCAATCCAACTCAGGCCGGGCAGATTTTTTCGGGCAGCATCTTCTTCGCATTTGGCAACTGGCAGGGCACGAACCAATCGCTCGACCTGATCCTGATCGCTATTCAGCCGTCCACGGTCAGCCCGACGCCGTCCAGCAACATCGTCTTCAACTGGCCGCCGAATACCCCGCTGGCGCAGGCGCTTGCGACCACCTTCAGCGGCGCCTTTCCGGGTATGAAGCAGGACATCAACGTCAGCCCGAACCTGGTCCTGCCGACGGCTGAGTTTGGCTTCTATGCCAACCTGGGGCAGTTCGCGACCTATATCCGCAGCCTGTCCCAACACATCCTGGGCAAGACGCCCAACTATCCCGGCGTCGCAATCTCGGTCGTGAATGGCGTGATCACTGCATATGACGCCACGCCGCTGGCCGCCGCCGTGGGCCCGAAGCAGATCGCCTTTACTGACCTCATCGGACAGCCGACGTGGCTTGGCCCAGTCGAAATATCGGCCTGCCTCGTGATGCGCGGTGACCTGAAGGTGGGCAGATTTCTGAAGCTTCCTACTGGCCTCACGTCCTTGGCGACGACGACCACGGCTGCATCGTTGCCACAGTATCGTCAGGCCAGCGTGTTTCAGGGCTCGTTTTTCATCAACTCGCTTCGCCACGTTGGCCGGTTCCGGCAGCCGGACGGTGCCTCCTGGGTGACCGTGGCAAACCTGTTCGTGCAGACCCAATCGTAACAGGCGCACCGTCTTATGAGCATCAACCACCTCAAGACGCCCATGGGGCGCTCCTTGGACAAGATCAGCCATGCCAAGGCCATCGATGCCGTTCATCTCACTGGCAAGGCGCTCCCCTGCACGGTCACAGAGGTCAACGGAACGCTGGTGACGGTAAATTTCGACGTCAGCGGGTTCACCCTGCCGGAAATTGAAGTGCCGACTGCGCAATCAAAATATGCGCGCATCCCCATCCAAATCGGGGACACAGGGGAGTGCCTGCCGGCGGACGCCCGGATCGGCGGCATCACGGGCATGGGCGGCCCGGCCACGGCCGATCTTTCCGCGCCGGGCAACTTATCGGCTCTGACCTTCTATCCCATCAGCAGCACGGCGTTTCCGGCGGTTGATCCCAACGCCGTCACGATGACGGGCCCGAATGGCATCGTGATGCAAGACACCGAAAAGCAATGCGTTTGGACCCAAACCCCGTCGGGCGCCCTGCTGAAGATTGGCACCACCACCTTCGCTTTTAGCGCGTCGGGCCTGGTGGTGACCGCGGGCGGCGTTGTCACGACAATCACCTCAGCCGGCGTCCATAGCGATGGCGACGTCACCGCATCGCCACTTGGCACATCGCTGATCACCCATGGCCATCCATCAAATGGCGCCCCGCCAACCCCAGGAAGTTGATCAATGCGCACCTATGGGCGGGAAACAGCCGAGGACGGCACCAAGACCTGGATTATGGTCGAGACGGACGCCGGTGGATCAGACGATGGCGTCATGCTCACGACCCTCACGCAGGTTCTTCAACTATCGCCGGGTGAGTCGCCTTTCTTCGCGAACTACGGGGTGCCGTATCTGCAAGCAGTGCAGATGCAGGTGCCTCCTGACCTGTATCTGTCCCGCACCCAGCAGCAATTCGCCCAGTATTTCGCGGCCCTGACCGTCACCAGAACATCCGCCAGCCCCGTGCCAACCTACGACATCGACGTTACCACGACGTCAGGCGCAACGATCTCGGTCCCGGTCCCGACATAGGAGCAAATCCGCATGGCCTACCCAAACAGCCAAAGCAACCCGGCCTCGGCAATCCCGGTCTGGATCGCACCCAATCCAAACGGCGGTCAGGGCGCGCCTGGAAGCCCTTATGTCCCGAGCCCGCTTGGCTATCAGCAGATCACCGTGTTGACCGCAGCGACCCACCTGACGCCCCCGGCTGGGGCAACCTATGCCGTGATTACTGTCGAGGGCGCGGCCGTGCGCTATCGCGATGATGGCGTGGCACCGACGGCCACCGTTGGCATGCCGATCGCGATGGGTGGAACCACTACCTATTCCGGGCCGCTGGCCGCCATTGAATTCATCCAGCAGGCCGCCACCGCGACCCTGGATGTGTCCTACTACGCATGAGCGGGTCGCTGCCGACGGTCATGACGGCCGCAGGCCTTCAGCCCCAGGCGCCGGCGGACCTCCGCGCGCAGTTGGTTGCCCTTGCAGTCGGCATGTCGCCGGGGCTCACAGCCAACCTGCCCGCGTCGCTGATCGAGGATCTGGCCAGCACCGGTACGGCTGCGGTGGTACTATGTGACCAGGCCAGGGTGGATTTGGTCAACTCGATCACGCCCAATGGCGCGAATGCTTACATCCTGCAGATGCTTGGCGGGACGCTTGGCATCCCGATTGGCTTGGACACCAACACCGAAGTCGACGTCCAGTTCACCGGGCCGCCCGGCTTCGTGATCGCGCCTGGGTTCACGGTTGGCGACGGCACCTATCAATACACGGTACAGGACGGCGGCATTATCGCCAGCAGCGGGGTCAGCGCTACCCTGTCCACCGTGGCCACGGTGGCGGGCTCTTGGCCTGTCCCCGCTGGCACAGTGACGCAGATTGTGACCTCGGTGCCGACTGGTATCTCCTTGGCCGTGACGAACCCGCTGGCGGGAATTGCGAGCACCGGAGCGCAAACTGAGACGGATTATCGGGCTCAGGTGCTGGGGGCGCAGAAGGCCCCTGCTCTTTCGATGCCGTCCTACCTGCGCAAGCAACTTCTTGCCATATCCGGGGTACAGCCGCGGCTGATCAGCATCCGACAACTCACGGGCGGCGGCTGGGAAGTCATCGTCGGTGGCGGCGATATTTATGAAATTGCAAATGCCATCTATTCGTCTGTCGGCGATATTTCGACGCTAAAAGGATCGGTGCTGGCGGTCGAAGGGATCACCCAGGCCAGCCCTGGCGTTGTGACCACGACGCTCAAGCACGAATTCGCCACTGGACAGGTGATCAATATAGCCAGCGTGGTAGGCATGACGGCCGTGAACAACACGCCGCTGACCGTGACCGTATTGACCCCCACCACTTTCAGCATCGGGGTCAATACGACCGGATATGGCGCCTATATCAGCGGTGGCATTGTGACCCCGAACCTGCGCAACGTCAGCGTCACCATCAGCGAGCCGCCGGACACATATGTGATCCCCTTTGTGCGACCGCCTGCCCAGGTAGTCGTCATATCGCTGACCTGGAACACCTCGGCGGTGAACTTTGTGTCTGGCGCCGCTGTGAATGTGCTGGGCGCGCAGGCCCTGGTGAATTACGTGAACAGCTTGTCGGCCGGTCAGCCGATGAACCTGTTTGAGTTGCAGGCGACCTTCCAGATGGCCGTGGCTTCGATCCTTCCCACACAGTTGCTGACCCGGATGGTGTTCACCGTCTCGATCGATGGCATCGGCGTGGCTCCATCAACCGGCACAGGGATCATCGCCGGAGATCCGGAGGGCTATTTCACCGCGGCACCCACAGCCGCCATCGTCAGTCAGGGGTAACCCGATATGCCCGTGACGCTTCCCCTGGCAGCCCCTCTATCGCCGCAGAAAACGATACCAGCCTATCCGTACTTTCAGTATTCCGACGACGACGATATCCAGGCATTTTTTGCCGCGTTCAACATCATGACGCAGCAATATATCGACTGGTTCAATGCTATCAATTTGCCGGTCTATACCGGGGTGATGATCGCGGGTCTGCTGCTGGATTGGGTTGGTCAGGGTGTTTACAATATTGCCCGGCCAAGCATCCCGCTATCAGCAGCCCGCACTATCGGACCGTTCAACACGTGGATGCTGAACACGCTTCCCTTCAATGCCAGAAAGACAATCGCGCCGACTTCCTATGTCACGCTGAACGACGATTACTATAAGAGGGTGATGACATGGCACCTTTACCTGGGCGACGGGAAGCAGTTCTGTGTCCGTTGGCTGAAGCGCCGGATCATGCGGTTCCTGCTGGGTACCAATGGCACTGACGTCAGCGTGGCCGATACGTCAGATGTCAGCATCGTTGTAGTCGCTGGTGTCTACACCATCACCATCAAGACAACGACCAGCACTGTGGCAGCAGCGGCCATCCTAAAGGCCGCTATTGCTGCTGGCGCGGTCGAGACACCATTCCAATACACCTACGTGGTGAACCTGACCTCCTGAGCCACGCCGGCCGCCGATTAGGAAATCACATGTCCTCTTCCTCTCCGATCCTTTTCGCGAACAACGCGTCGACAACACTTGCTGGTGCTATCACGGCATCTGCGACATCGTGCACTCTTGCAGCAGGAACAGGGGCCGAATTTCCCAACCCGGCCGCAGGCCAGTACTTCCTGCTGACGTTCGTTGATGCGGCGACGCAACTGACCAATGAAATTGTCCAGGTGACGGCGCGGTCCGGCGATGTATGCACGATCGTCCGCGCGCAAGAGGGAACGACAGCAGAAACATGGCAGGCCGGGGATATCGCAGCAAATCTGTGGACTGCAGGAAGCGCCGCTGCGCTTGGCCTCACCAACACTGGTGTCACCTCCGGATCCTATACTAACACCTCGCTTACCGTTGGATTAGATGGTCGACTCACTGCCGCCTCATCTGGCTTCACGCCGGTCCAGCAGGGCGGAGCTTCGGGCCAAGGAACCAACAAGATCTATGAGGGATGGAATGGCACAACCGGTAAGCTCACCGTCGCCATTGATGCTAATGCCCCGTTTAACGTCGCCACCGAAACATGGGTGGGTTCAAACTATTTGAATTTAACAGGAGGCGCACTTAGCGGCTCGCTTACTGTTAATAACCAGATAACGGCTGTTAGCGACGTAATAACGGATCTGGTTGTTCAGCGCACAGGCGGCCAATTAGGCCTAGCTGGCAACCCTGTCGTCATACTAAATTCAACGTCTAGCTCACTTGGCACTTTGAACTTAGCAAACGGAACAACGGGAAACCAAGCGGTAAGTATTAATCAGTTCTTTAACTCGATTGGAGGCAATGGCATACAGGCTTTTCCAGCGGGGTCCAACACCGGCTACTCGTTTATAATCCAATACGGGACGTTTACGATCCCTGCGGACGGTGCAACTCACGGGTACAGCTACGTGACTTCATTCCCGCACACCGCTGTTAGCGTCGAAGTATGGTGGGGCGTTGGGGCGCCTGACGCCCACAATCTGGGTTCTCAATTGGTGGACGTCAACGGGTTTCAGGCGCGATGCACGGATACGGGCGGGGGCGCCGGATACAATGTCTATTGGAAAGCAATGGGATATTAGCATGCCGAAATTTGCGAAATTTGACCCCACCGCGACATCTCCGCAAGTAGTGGCCGCGTGGTATGACACGGACACTATTCCCTATCCATCTCTACCCCCGGAATCTGAAAGCATCCCCTCAGATTTTATTGAGGTAACAGAGGATATTTGGGCGCTGCATCTGACGGACATTCGCCAGGATCACTGGACCGTCGTTAACGGCGTCGTCACGCACACCACGACCTAGGAGGCCCGTCGCCCATGGCCCCGATCTCCCGCCTGATTGTCTTGCCGTCGCGGCCGGTCATTATTCACGGAAACACGGATATCCTTGTTCCCCCATCGTGGCCCGCGAAAGACCCGGAGGACACCGTCCTCTGCACGGTCGATTTCAGCCAGGTGATCGGATCGGCCGCCATCACCGGCCTGCTGGTGCGCAGTGAAGGCATTACGGTCAACCAGTCCGGCATCTTTGGCTCAACCGTTTCAGTCGGCCTTTCGGGCGGCACAGTCGGCATATCCGGGACGTTGGCCCTGATTATCAACACGTCGGCAAACGAGACAATCCGCCAGGTCATCACCATCCCGGTCATAACCGCCGCGCCGGAGCTTGGAGAGGTCCAAATGGCAGTCCAGTTTTCCGGCATTGTCACGCCTGACGCCACGCCGATCGTGCTGGGCACTTTCGGGAGCATGATTCTCAACAGCACCGCCCTACAGCTTCAGGGCACGGTGATGGCGCGCAACATCGCTACGGGTGCACCGATCGTCTGGAACGTGTCAGCGACAGTCCAGGGCCTTGGCAGCGGTGCACCGGCATTCGTCGGAGATCCGCTGGCCACGATCAATGCCCAGGACCCCACGATGGTTGGATGCAACCTGGTTCCGACGGTTGGGCCGTTGGGTATCATCCTGACCGGAACCGGCTTGGCGGGCACGCCCATCACTTGGTCCGGCACCTTTACGCCAACCGCGGCCTAGCGCCCGCACCCACAAAGCGGAGACATCTATGCGCGTGAATAACCTGCTTATGGCAGCGATGGCGCTTGGGCTTTCGATGGGCGGCTTTGCCAAGGCTCAGACCGCGACATGCCCATCCGGTACGGTAATCCCGTCCGGCCGTGTCATCATTGGCACCGTCAAGGGGACCGTGGCGAACGGCTCTCCGTGCCCGGTTGCCGGTGGCGACGCGCTGGCTGCGTTGGCCGCGCAAAAGGGGGCGGCGAATGGCTTGGCCCCCCTAGACTCCACATCCAAGGTCCCCTTGGCCAACCTCCCCGCGGCTGGCACGCTGGGCGCGCTGGTGGCGTCCAACAACCTCTCCGACGTGATCAGCACAGCGACGGCGCGAGTGAACCTCGGGCTCGGCGGTGCGGCGGTTCTGAACGTGGGCACAACGACCGGGACGGTGCCGGACGCGGGCGCGGTCTATGGCGCGATCAACACTGAAGCCACCACAGCCCGAAACGCTTCCAACCTGACCAGCGGCACGGTCGCCGCGGTTCGGTTGCCTGCGATTTCCGCTCTGGCCGGCTACGTCGATCCGACCAATGCCAGCAACATCACGTCGGGGACGCTGGCGACTGTTCGATTGTCGGTAGGCACAGCCAGCGGGACGATCGCGGCCGGCAACGATAGTCGGATCGTCGGCGCCATCCAATCGTCATCTCTTGGCCAGCCGTCCGGCCCAGCGACGCTGGACGCCAACACCAAGGTCTCGGCGTCAACCCTGGTCAACCGCGCGGCCATATCCCCACTCACCACGTCAATAACGAATGCCCCGGTCGGGGTTTACCCGCCGGGCAACTATGTCGCGATCTCGATCATGTCGCCGGATCAAACCATCACGTGCCGCGGTGATGGCACTCTGCCGGTTATCAACGCGGCGGGATACACGGCGGCTCCGGGTTATTATCTCATCTGGCCCGCTATCGGCACGGTGGACACCCCAACGAACGTCGTCCGGTGCGTGGCATCTGGGGCGACGACCATAGTCACCACGGCCCGATAAAGGACGCGAGCACCATGCGATTCAAAAGCGTCCTATTTGCGATATTATTTGCCGCGTTGATCGGGTCGGCCCACGCTCAGGCGCCCAGCATCATCGGGAATACCCCGGTGCCAAACCCCATCGGCGTCCGCACCCCCCAATCCGTCCCACCTAAAGCCATTGCCATGCCCGCCGGACAGAGCGTGCTGCTGTCGCTGTTAAACCCCACCCGCAAAAGCATCCAGATCCTCAACATCAACACATCGTTCTGCACTGCAAGCTCGTTCTCGGCAGCCGGAACCGGTGGCACCGTGCCCACAACCCCCGGCCAGAACAGCGCCACCAGCAACACTGTCGTCGCGCCGGGGACTGTCACCGGGCTGGTGGGCTACCCACTGGAGGCCGCATCAGCTGCGGGGCACCAGGGCGGTTCGACGCCGATCTACGACGCGGCCAGCACCAGCACGGACGAGTGGGACGGGATATGCGTGGCTGCCGGGACGTTGCTTGTGTTCGAAGGGAACTGACCATGCGCGCATCTCTCGCAATTTGGCTGCTGCTGTGCGGGCAGGCAGTTGCCGCTGGGGCGCCCCCGGTTCCCAGCGTGCCCGTCTCTGCCATCGGAACCCCGCTCATTTCCGGCCCCAACAATCGGGTGTTGGCGATGGGGGACAGCCTAATCTGCTTCGCCACGTTCGGCAGCGTTTCTAGCTGCGGTGATGCTGTAGCCATTGCCACTCCTGGCACGCAATCTCTGGCATTCGCTTCGAACGGCTTGATGTCGTGGGTGCAGTTTTTGACCGGCGGCCGGATCGTTTCGGAGATCACGGACAACCGCGGCATCGTCGGGCAGACGAGCACGCAAATCCTAGCCCGGATACCGGCGGCGCTGGCGGCTAAACGATATGGCGCGGTCGTGCTGGACATGGGCGAAAACGACCCGTTATCCGCTATCACCGTGGCGCAGACCGTGGCCAATATGCAGGCGGCGGTCGCGCTGTTTCAGGCGGTTGGTGCCAAGGTGATCCTGCTCCCGGTGTTCCCGCGCGGCCCTGGGGCGTGGAACACCGGAAGCACGCCATCTGAGGTGGCATACCAGCAGCAGGCGGCCGAGATCAACGCGCAGTATGCCGCCTTTGCCAAGCAAACTCCTGGTGTCTATTGGGCGGATGCGCGCAAGTCGTATATCGACACGACGACGGGCTATGCCGCCACGGTCAACACAATTGCGGACAAACTGCATAACAGCCCGGCTGGGGCATATCTGTGGGGATCGGCGGTTGCGGCCATCATCAACCAGATATTTCCGGCGGTAGACCCATCGTTTGCCGATCCGCTTGATACCTACACAACCGCGCACCCAACCGGAAATCTGGCTGCCAATGGCCTGCTTACGGGATCGGTGGCGGCCACCACCAACGGCGTGATGAGCGGCGTGCAGCCGACAAGCTGGACGGCGACTAACTCGCTCGGCACGACGACGGGCGGCACGGCTGTGTGGTCTTTGATCGCGGATGCGGTGGCCGGGCAGTGCGCAGTGCTGACTCTTACCGGCGTCACCGGGACCAACACGAGCGGCGAAATATTCCTGCTCCAAAGCATCACCAATGGGTCAAACATCAACCCGGGCGATGTGATCGAGAGCATGGTCAACGTGACGGTGACAGGCGGATCGAACATTCGCGGTGTTGGCATTCACGTGAAGGATTCAGACGGGACCACGGTTTTCGACCACTACTCGCTCTCCGCCTATAATGTTGCCGGGTATCCTCTTCCGGCGGCCTTTAGCGGTCTGACGAAGACACCGCAGACAACGACGCGCACGCCGGCGGGAACCGCCAGCTATCAGCTTCGCCTCTCCGTCATCGGCGATACGACAGCATCGGGCGGTGTCAGCGGTGTCGTGAAATTCTGCCGGATGTCCACGCGCAAGGTGCTGGTGGCCGCGCAAGGCGGGGCGTGATCCTGCGCAACCCATTCCGGCCGCCGCACAACCCGCCCAACCCGCCAAAATCTCGCCGAATTGGAGAACCGATGGATGGCTGACGAATTCGACCCGGAGCGAGCGCGTCGCCATGAGCGCGCCAACGAGCAACAACGCGAGATATCGCTTGAGCGGGTAGCGGAAAAGGCGGCAGCCAAGGCAGTCGAATCCACGTTTCGGCTACTCGGTATTGATATGTCAGACCAAGATGCCGTTAACAACCTGCGGGACGATCTGCGCTGGACCCGTCGCGAGCGGTCAGCATCGGAACAACCCGGCGTTGGAAAAACGACAATGATCGCGGCGCTCACAGCCGCAGCCGCAGCCGCGGCATCTTGGGTGGTCGGACTGGCGACCGGGTTCGTGCACTTCGGAGGGCCGAAGCCATGAAAATACGCATTTGGGCGGTAGCCCTAGCAAGTGCCACCGTTGGACTGTTTGCCGGCGTTGGAACGATGGTCTGGGTCAATTCAGGGCCATCTGTCGTGATTGAGTCTGTGGACGAGACGGACGCCATTGTCAGCCCTGGCGATGACACGATTTCGTTCGTGGTTTCCGGAGAGCGAAGCAAGAGTTGCCCGATACAGGTGTCCCGCTATCTCTGGCGCAACGTCAATTACCGTGGCCGTCCCGTGAAGGAATTCCGGGCGATCGACAACCCGCCGCTTACCCCAGTCCCCGGCAAGGGACATTTCCAATACATGTTGACCCTGACTATCCCAAAGGGGTTTCCCCCAGGCCAGTGGTATGAGCGCACCATTACGATGGAGCATTGCGGGTGGCTGACGGAGATCCAACCGCCGCGGCAGTCGCCGGACCGGCCTGTGACGATTGAGGCTCAGTAAAGAAGGCTGCTGCGGGCCGGAGTTTTACCGGACGGTCAACGCGGCAAGTTGCCGCAGCAGCGCAGGTTCGCGCCCGACCCCACAATACCCCAACCCCGCATCCGAAGGGTAGCCCCCCCATGACAACCTGGGACCGAAAGACTGTGCCCGCGACCGCCGTGTCGCTGATCCGCCGATGCGAGGGCGTCCGGCTCTCTGCCTACAAAGACAGTGTTGGAATTTGGACTATAGGCATAGGCTCGACCCTGATGTTATCCGGCCGCCGAGTCCAGGCAGGCGACAAGATCACCGACGCCCAGGCTGACGAATTGCTGGCCGAACAGTGCGAGCAATGGGTGGTGGATGTTGCCAAGGCCGTGTCGTGGGCTATCGACGATGTGCAGGCATCGGTCTTGATTTCGTTCACGCACAACCTCGGCGCCGGGGCGCTGTCCGGCTCAACGCTCGCGAAAATGGCCAATGCCGGGCGCATCGATCTGGCGGCCGACCAACTCAACGGCTGGGCTGTCGCCGGCGGTGCGCCTCAACTGGGCCTGCTGCGGCGGCGGGAGTATGAGCGTCGCTTGTTTGCCGGCGAGGCGGCGGAGAGCCAAGCGGCCTATGACGCCGTGTGGCGGCTCGGCACGGCCGACCTGATGCCGCTGTATCAGCGAGCATTTGCCGAGGCCAAGGCGTGGGGATGGCAACCCGATACGCCAGCCGTCGCGCTGCATGCCGGGGCAGCGGTGGCCGTTGCCGCTCCCAAGCCCCTCAGCAAACCAACCCCCGTCGTCAGCCCGGCGCAGTCCACACCAGAACCAACGGCCGACGAGCTGATGGACGCCTTTAATCCCACCGTTCCTGAAGGAGACGCACAATGAGTCCCGAAACATTCGACACCATCGCCAAAAGCGCACAACTCGTCATGGAACTCGCCGTCACGTCCGGCGCCGCCGCCATGGCGGTGAAATGGCTACAGGCTAAGGGCATCGACACCGCGGCGATTCAGAATAACCGACTGGTTGGCGCAGCCATGAATGCGGCTCCGACGCTGCTGAAGGACGTGATGATCCAGGGCAAGTCGATCACCGATCCGACCGTCATCGCGGATGTGGAGGCATCCCTGAAGGCATCCCTGACGGCGACCCACGACGCCACCATCGCCTCGCTAAAAGCCTCGCCCGATGACGTGGCCCGCATCGCCAAGAACGCGGTGGGTTCGGCGGTAAAGAACACGCTGGATGCAACGGCGCAGGCGGCCTCGGCCAGCGTGGCGCCGCTTCAGGCCGTAAACGATGCGATGGCCCTGGTGTCTGCCGTCAAGGGCGCCGTCGCCGCTTCGCCGGTCGCGACACCTCCGGCGGTCGCGACCGCCGCATAACGAAAAGCCCCGGTCACGCCTTGCTGGCGGCCGGGGCTTAATTGTTTGGCAGTTCTGGTGCAGTCACATGACACGCTCCGTGCTGGTGGTCGCTGAGGCGCCTCAACTTCCGTATTTCCAAAGCCTATCGCAAACCTGTTTGTAGGAGCAATAACAATGATCCGCCTTCGTCTTGCAACCCTTTTCTCTCTCGGATTGCTCGGCGGCTGCACGGCGCTAGCCTCCGCGTTCGATACCACGGCCGCGGCTGGGGAAACCCCGGGGCAACTGTTTTGCCAGATCTCGCAAAGCACGGGCGTCAGCACGATCGTTTCGGTGATTGATGCGGATGTGCCCGGCGCGGTCCTAGTGACGGGTATCGCCGCCGCCGTTGTCGCGGATGATTGCGCAAAGGCTGCGGCTTCGGTCAAAGCCGTCGCTGGCATCCCGGTCAGTCCACCGCCGGTGCCATCTGCCGTCGGATCGGTGGCGATCCACCTGACCCCGGTTGAGGTTGTGACCGCGCCTCCGGCCTGAAATCGCCCCGCCCAGCCTGCCCGCAAGCCCGCCGCTGCCCCTTACCGGGCGGTGGCGGGCTTGTTTGCGTTTGGGCCGATCTTGGCCTGGAAATCCACCAGGCGCGATAGTGATCCTTATCGCGTTTGGAATGCGATATTCGTGGTTGACGTATAGGGCCAATGGCCCTATTTTGTGCTTATTGCAAGGGCGCTGGTGTCCAGCAAAGGAATTTCGACAATGACAACCATCTATGCAATCCACGGTGTCGATGCTGACAAACTGGCCGAAGTGACCGCGGAAATGCGCGTCCTGGGCGCCCCAACGATTGAGGTTGTGGACTGCGGCGACCACTACATGGCGCTAGAAGGCTCGCATCGGCTGGCCGCGGCGCACGCTCTCGGCCTGACCCCCGAACTGACCATCCATGATCAGGACACCGATCTGGACATCAGCGGCTACGACTGGTTTGAGCCGCAAAATTGGGCTGAGACGGTTTATCCGGCTGGCGAGGTTGCGGGCGAGTTGTTCTCACCGCGATATGCCGTGCCTTACTCGTTCGAAAGGGGCTGATATTTAATGGCACCCGATATCTTTCGCGCCGCCCGCGCAGCTCTTGGGCTGAGTACCGACGCTTTCGCCAAGCTGGTACATGTCGAGAGTGGGCGCACGGTCCGTCGGTGGGAAGCAGGCGAGCGAGACATTCCCGGGCCAGTCCAAGTGCTGACGGAGGCCCTCATATCCAGCCGTGCGGTGCGCAAGCATTTTGGCCTGGCAATTCAGACTGATCTCATAGACCATTCCAAATAACGGGGGGCCTCTAGCTCTCGATCACCCGGTAGCCGCGCACGGCCCTGGATGGTACCGCAGGCTCGCTCTTTCGCAGCGTCAGGCCGCTAGACGTCACCTCCACCTTCGCGTGCGGATAGACCGCCATGACGTCCGGCATGACATTGCGGACCCGGCGGGCCAACTCCTTCATCTGCGTCTCTTCCGACCCCACTTGGCCCTGCAGCATGCGCCAGCGCAGGTGCAGGCTTTCCCGCAGCCGCGGCAGCCGATACGCAAGCAGGGCGTAAAGGTCGAGGCCCAGCGAATTGCTGCTCAGTTCGGCGATAGCGCGCTTGTCCAGCGGCACGCAATGCTCCTGAAGCTCGGCGTGGAAGCGCTCGGAAAGCTGAACCGTCCCGTCCCACCGATCCCCCCTGCCCGCCTGCCAGAGATCCAGCCCATCGACGATCTTGTGATCTTCGAAGCGCGTCCGAATGCCGTCGTTTTCGGTGTCCGACCATTGCAGGGAGAAGGAACACCGGGCGATCCGCAACACCTGCTCCTTGGTGCTGGCGATCGTGCCCTTGGCGCCGCCCGTCACCGCCAGGCCCAACGACCGCATGAAGGCCGACAACGACGGGCCCAGGTGAACGGTCCGGCTCTTCATGCCCTCGGTCTGCAGATGGATCAGGATCAGCCGGGCCTTGCTGCCGTATGGCACCCCGACGTACCCGTCCCCGCCGTCGGCGCCGGCCGCCACCGATCCAGGGGAAATTGATAGGGTGAACCGGCCACTGGTTCGGCGCCAGATGGTGTGGTTCTCGGCCGGGCGGCTGTGCGGCAAGCAGGTTTGACACAGGCCGGAGTGCAGGAACGACAGATCATCATCGGACGGTAGAGCCGACATGATATCGTGCGCCGTTTCGATCTGACGGACGATCCGCCGACGGCCGGAGGGTGTGTCAGTATGCGCAAGCGCAAGACGCTTCGTCTCTTCCAGCCCGGACAGTTCAAGCTGCTTGGCGATATCCATGGCGGTCGGCCCCTTCCGTGTCCGTGCATAACGCCGCCAGAGCGATTCGGCGCGCAGGATCGCCCACCCGACACGCACCAGCCCGGCGAAAATAGCCGCCAACGGTCCATTTTGTGCAGGATCACCCACCTGACCGGGCGCGCGAATGGGTTACCCACGCAGGAAGTCCCACCTTTATGGCAGTCGGATCTATCCACGCAGACGATCCCACCGAGTCTGCGCAGTGTCGCCCACTTCATTTTCGGTATCCACGCAGGCATTCCCACTAGATATGGTGTAATCCACGCAGGATCGCCCACCACACTTCCTATATAGAGTCCTATACGATCATTACCTATAGGACCCGTTGGCTAGGGAAAGAGCGATTTGATAAATCTTTGAAAAGCTTCTGGCCATGCCCCACCAGACTTTCGATCAAGTTCGAAAAGGTGGGTGAACCTGCGTGGGAATTTATACGAGGTCGTTACAGGCTTTGCCGTCACGCATACTGACCCGCCATGGCTAATCCTTGCCAACGCACGCTGATCATGAAACACGTATTTCTGTGTTCGGGAAGGACATCGCTTAAATGATCGTGGCCGTCATCAACCAAAAGGGCGGGGCCGGAAAAACGACGATTGCCCTCAACCTGGCCGCGGCCTGGTCGGAGAAGGGCAGGCGCGTTTTGCTGGCGGACGCTGACCCACAGCAGACCGCGCAGGACTGGGCGGCCGCCTGCCAGGGCGTGCCGGGGTTCCAGGTTATTGGGATGTCCAAACCCGTGCTGCACCGGGACTTGCCGGGTCTGGCGGCCGATTACGACGACATCATCGTCGATGGTGCGCCGCGGGCCTACGAAGTTGCCAGATCGGCGATTGGCGCCGCCGACCTGGTGCTGATCCCCGTCCAGCCGTCCGGTGCCGACCTGTGGGCCACGCGCGAGACGGTCAAACTTGTCCGAGAGGTCCGCGACTTCAAGGGAACACAGAAAGCCGTGTTCGTGATTTCACGGAAAATCGGCCGGACGGCACTTGCCCGGGACATCGAAACCGCCCTCGCCGAATTCGACATCCCAGTCTTGAAGGCCAGCACAACCCAGCGAATCGTCTACGCCGAGGCACTGTCTGGCGGTACGACCGTGATCGGCCTGCAACCCAAAGGGCCGGCGGCCACGGAGATCCGCGCAATCGCAATTGAGGTCAGGAAGATGGGGTCATGAAAAAGGTGACGATACGGCATCCTGCGCGCCCCGCTGACCCGGCGCTGGACGCCTGGGTGGGCGGTAGCACCCCGGAGCCGGTCCCTGCCCCCGAGGTCGATCCAATCAAGCCGCCCAGGCCACCGAAGCCGGTCCGGCTAACGATCGACCTGGCGCCGGACACGCACGCGAAATTCAAGGCTGCGTGCGCAATCCACCGGACGAACATGATCGGCGAAGTGACAAAAATGATCGAAGGCTGGATCAAGCGGCACGGGTGATTCCCCCTCCCACCCTTTCCCAATTGCGGGCATCCGGCCGCCCGGTGGTCCCCGGCCTGGCCCCCGGGATGTGCCGGCGGCACGCCACCCTACGGCTGGATGCCCCAAATGCACACCCAGAGGTCAAGCGGAAACCTCGTCTTCAACCGCCGCGGTGGCCGCAAGATCACGGTCCAGCAGCCGCAACTCTTCCACCTTGGCAGCCAGGTCCGCCTGATACGGAAACGGGCCGCCAAGCCGCGGCAGGTAGTCGGCCAGTTTGGCCTTGGCCTTGGCAAGTTCCTGCTGGTGGTACGGTGCTTCTTCCTCAATCCAGTCGAACATCCGCTCCATGCGCGCGATCAGGCCAAGCCCTGACATGTTGGGTTCGTGGCGGATTTCCTTGTCGCCTACATTCCGCCCAATGATCAGGTCTACCTCGTAGCGCTCGGTCCGATCGTCGCCCCAGCCGATGTGGTGGATGTGCCCCTCGGCCGATAGATCAAACCCGGCAAAAGTGCCGATGACGGTCGATCCGATGGGGCGGTTCACATCCATCATCCGCATGTGGCGAAGCAGCGCCGCGCCGGCCGCCTTGCGCTCCTGATAGACCTCGCCCTTTACCTCCATGCGGAACAGATCCCCCCGGGTGTCCTGCAACTGGGCAAGGTCGGCAGCGATCAGCGGGAGAAGCCGCTCGGATTTTGCAATCGTTTCCTCTGCCTGCTTGATGGTCCATTTGACGTTGTGCTGGTCGTCGAAGTGGGCGTCCGCCTGGCGCTGCAGCCGCGCGATGTCCGCTTCCAGCCCCGCCTTGTGCATCAGCCGGGCGTCACCGCTGGCAATCGCCTTGGCCATCGCGAACTGGCTGGATTGGCTGCTTTCCAGATCTTCTAACCGCCGAATGGACCGGTCCCCGGCCAGCACCGCCGCGATAAAGCGGGCCTTGCGCTCGTTGGTCTGCCACATGCTGGCGTCCAGGCTGCCCAATGTCGCATAGGCATAAAGGCCGATTTCCTCGTTCTGGTTGCCCTGCCGCTCGATGCGCCCTTCACGCTGACCGATCTGCGAGGGTAGCCATGGCACATCGAGGTGGTGCAGGGCCTTGAGCCTGGTCTGCACGTTCACTCCCGTTCCCATCGTCTCGCTGGACCCGATCAGGAACCGGACCAGCCCGGCGTTCACCGCGTCGAAGAGCTTTTGCTTGGCGGCGCTGGTCTTATGCTGCTGCATGAAGGCGATCTCGGTCCCAGGCACCCCCAAGGCTACCAGACGTTCTTTGATCCACCGGTAGGCGCTGAATCCCCGCTTGTCCTCCACCGCCAACGTCCCCAGGTCGCTGAAGATCATCTGCGCCGCGCCGGTCCGGTCGTACGGCACCCCATTGGGCTGCAAATACGCCCGCTCTTTGGTTTCCAGCCAAATCCGGTGCACGTTTTCGATCAGCAGGTTCAGCTTGTTGCCAGGCTCGTCTTCATTATGCCCAACCAAGCGAAGGTCGATCGCGGCATGCCGACCATCCGTGATCACGGAAAGCAGGATATCATCGCCCTTCTTTGGAACCCCGCCGCGGGCTTCGATGGCCTTGATCCGGGCGGCCAGAACCTTCTGATAAGCCTTGAAATCTGGCGTCCCAGGCGCGGTGATCAGTTGGCGCTGGCCGGTGCTGACACGAGGCAGATTCACGTATTCACGTAAATCAGGCATCTGCACGACGTCGGCGACCAAACGGAACATGGCGACCAATTCCGGCACGTTGACGAACTCGCTGAACCGGGTGACCGGCTTGTAGAGGCCCGACGGCTGAAGCTCCATTTCGGTCCGGGTATCGCCGAAGGTTTGGGCCCAGCTATCGAATTCGCTCAGACCCCGTTCTTCCAGCACCGCGGGCTGCATGAAGCGCTGCAGGCTGAACATTTCCCCCATTGTGTTGGTGATGGGCGTGCCACTGGCCAGGATCAGCGGTCGGCGCGGCTGCTTTTGCTCGACAAAGCGGGTATTGACGAACAAATCCCAGGCCCGCTGACTGCCGGTTGGATCAATCCCCCGCAGATTGGTCATATTGGTGGCGAAGCTCAGCTTGCGGAATTCCTGCGCCTCGTCGACCACGATTTGGTCAACCCCGATTTCCGCGATGGTCAGCATGTCGTCCTTTGACCCGCGTAACGCCCCCAGGCGGGCCAGCAGGCCTTCCTTCAGCCGCTCAAGCCGCTTGCGGGACACCCGGTCGTCAACCCCGACCCGGTTCTCCATGGCCTCATAGTTCTGGATTTGGGCGAAGATCATGTCCCGTTCGAAATCGGCCGGCACCGAGATCAGTTTGAAGGCACTGTGGGTGATGATGATCGCGTCCCACTTGCCCACGGCCGCCCGGGCGACGAACCGATGCCGTTTGGCTTTCGAGAAGTTCGTCTCGTCGGCCACCAGGATTTGGGCATTCGGGTAAAGTTGCACGAATTCCCGGCTGAACTGCGCCAGGCAATGGCTGGGAACCACCAGCATGGGCTTATCGACCAGTCCGAGCCGCCGTTGTTCCATCAGTAAAGCGGCGATTGCGAAGGTTTTTCCTGCGCCGACGGCGTGTGCAATGTAGGTGCTGCCGGAACTGATGCCCCGCCAGATCACTCGGAGTTGGTGCGGCCGCAATTTTACGGCGGTGCTGGCGCCGGGCAGCATCAGGTGCGCCCCGGTGAACTGCCGCGGCACCAAGTTATTGAACCGGTCATTGTAAATGCGCGCCAGCCGTTCGGCCCGATCTGTGTCCGTCCAGACCCACCCAAGGAACGCTTCCCGCATCTTGGTCAGCTTTTCCTTGGCCGCTTCGGTGGCAGCCGCGTTCAGGGTGGCCACCTTCACACCTCCCGACCACTCATAGTCGTAGACCTGGGGAACGCGGCTATTGAGCGCGTCTTCCAGTAGTAATCCGGCATCCCGCCGGGCGGTGCCCCATTCGGAGGTGGCGCTGGCCAGGCCTTTGAAACGCGACAGGTCAACCGACCAGGTTGCCAGTTCGGGAACATGGTCGATCGGAACCGCGACCCCGATCACGTCGAGCACGTACTGCATCACGTCTGCCGCCGGTATCCATGGCGCGCCCAACCGGGCTGTGATCTCGCTGGGCTTAAGATCGACCGGCTGGACGGCCTTCAGCGCCTCGACGTTGCGTTCGTAGCCCGGGTCGGCCGCCGCCATGGCGACTGCCTGAGCTAGCTTGGTTCGCACCGAGCCGGACAGGTATTCGTCGTCTGTCTGCCAGGCGTCGTCGGCTGGGTTGTGATAGATGGCCGGGCCCAGGGCCTCGATGACCGCGCCGCGCTCGGTCCCCAACACTTCCGCGACCCGGTCCAGGTCGACAAACCCCACTTCGTTCAGCGTCACGGCCAGCGCGTCAGCCGCCGAATTAATGACCCGTTCCGGCGGCGGCGAAATGACGCGCTCGCTGAAGATTGGGCCGCGTGTGGCCAGTCCGGTTGTCGGGTCGTATTCCTCGATCGCCGCCACAAGGAAAGCATCGGGATCGTCCATCATCGGGGCCAAGTTCGGTCGACGGGACCGCTCGATTACATCCCCGTCCTCGTTCGGCTCGGCGTGGCTGACCAGAATCTTATTGACGGGCCCGTTCCGGCGCACGAAGGCGCCGTACGCGGCCGACAGCCGGGCCTGGGCGGCTTCCCATGGTCGATCGGCCTCCTGGGCCCGTAGCACCTCTCGAATCGCGTCGCGGATAGGGATAAGCCCCCGGATCGTGCGGGCGTGGCTGACGAACATGCCCTCCCCGCTGCGCCCGGCCTTGATCTTGACCGCCTTCGCGACGCCGTCCACGACCTGGTAGAGTCCGTCGTCTTCGGGGTTAATGAAGTAGCTGCCTTCCTTTATGGTTGCGCCGTCGGCGGCCTTGCCGATCCGCACGCTAACCGGACGCTGCGGCGGTAGCGCAGCGGTCGCCTCGACGTCAGGATTCTGCTGGACGTCTGGCTGGCGAGATGTTGCCGTGATTTCGGGTTCAACCGCGTCATTTTGTCCGATGCAGAAGATCGCTGCCGACAGGGCATCGCCAATGTCCACACCCTCGCGCGGCAGGACGGTGTAGGTCGGGCCATATTGGCCGCTGCGCACAGCATGGCGACCCAGCACCATGTCGGGATGGGTCGCAAAATAGCGGTTGATTTGCACCGGATCGGCCGCGCCGTCGGCCTCCACCTCGCGCAGGGTGTTCCATGACTCCCCGCCGATCGCGTCCGCCTCGGCACGCCGGCGTAGGAACAGGAGGTCGACCACCACGGAAGTGCCCGCGTCGGCCAATAGCGCCCCGGCCGGTAGCCGAATGGCGCCCAGGAGGTCGGCCATGTCCTCGATGGAGTGCCGCGCCACACTGGTGGCCTTATCCATCAAGTACCGCGAAACGACGAACGCAGCCAGTCCGCCTGGCCGGAGGGCTTTAATCGATCGCCAGACGAAAAATTCGTGCAACGACATGCCCGTGCTTTTCAACCCGGCGCCGCGGACGATCCTGTCCGAAAATGGCGGATTGCCGATGGCCAGGCATTGCTTCGGCAGCCGAAGCTCCGGATCCGTGAAATCGCATTCACGGATATCCGCAAGGGGATGCAGCAGCCGGGCAATCCGGGCTGTGACGGTATCGGACTCAACCCCCGTCAGGACCGAGGTGCTTACCATTTCGTCGGGCATCAAGGACAAGAATAGCCCGGTGCCGCAACCAGGCTCGAGTACAGCCCCGCCGCGGAAGCCCAGTCGGTGGACAGCCAGCCACATAGCCTGAACCAGGAATTCCGGGGTGAAGTGGGCATATTGGGTGGCGCGGGATAGGCTGGCCCATTCGAGGTAGGAGGTGGAGCCGCTCAGATCTGATACGATCTTCTCCCACCCGGGGCGGCATGGCTTGCCCTTGATCGGGAATATCCCGTTGGCCAGTTCGCTGGCGCCGAATCCCATGAACTTGGCAAGCAAGCGCTGCTCAATCGGGGTGGCATGGCGCCCTTGTTCCTCGATCGATTGCATCAACTTGATGGCTCGAACGTTATCCTCCGCCCGCTCCTTCCACGTCGGGGCCAGCCCACGTGTCCCCGTGAATCTGTAATTCTGTGCGTCCGCCATGTCGCTGAACAGTGAGACGACGGCGGGCGTGGTGGGCTGAAACAGATCGTTCATGCTGTGGCTTCCGTCTGCAGGCTTGCGATGCCTTCGTCGATCCAGGCCACGATGTCCGCCTGTGTGGTGTTGGGATCATCGTTAAGAGTCACTAGCATCTCGTATCCTCGCGCGCTGGCGATCCGATCCAATACCCAGGCGGCGCAGTCCTGCTCAAATGGGTCGCTGTGACCGCGGATAATGGCGCCGGCAATGCAAAAGCAGGTTGCCGTGGGGGCACCCGCCAGCACGGCGTTGCCATGGGCATCCCGCGCCACTTCGCCTTGTATCCACCGGCCTGGCCCGGAGATCAGGGACCGAACCACCCGCAGGACGGTGACCGTTTGGGGCGACGGGCCGGTGACGTTCATGCTGCCTTCCGATCTGCTTCGGGCTCGCCGAACAGCCGCGTGATCAACTGCATGCCCTTGGCGGTGTGGCAGACCAGCACGGACCGGCGATCGTCTTTGTCCGTTTTCCGGCGCAGCAGTCCCTCCCGCGCCAGGACATCAACCGCTCGGCTGATAACCGGCTTGCTCAGATCCAGCCTATCCGCCAGGCCGCGAACCGTTTGCTGGGATGGCTCGATGTAGCAGGTCAGCAGGACGACAGTCTGGCGCTGCGTTAGGTCGCGCCGGGTGGCTCCGGCCTGCATGAGGGCGATGGATGTCTGGCGGTATTGAGCGATCGTCATGGCAATTTCCTCGGGGCAGGGTGGGTGGCAACCCTCCCCGGTTGGGGAGGGCGCTGGTCAGCGAAGGGAATCAGCCGGAAAAGCCCGGGTCACCGTCTTGGATGCCCATGTCGTCTTCTGGTTCGCTTGACCGCTCCGAAACTTCGGTGATCCGGTCGCGGAAGGCTTCGTCCACCCGCTTGAAAAGATCTGGGCGGCTGGTTTTGTAACCGGCAAGCTTCGAGCGAATAGCGCCGTTATTGGCCATGGCGACGACATCATCTTCGGTCATTTGCTTCGCCAGTTCGGCGATCGTACTTTCGGCCCATTTATCGTCGGGATCATCCTTGGCTGCTGCGGCCGTACTGCTGGTGGTGGCAGGCTTGACGACGGCCGCGGCGATGCTGGCGGGCACCTGCGCCCCAACCTTTGCCGCATGGTCGCTGACTGCTTTGATAATCAGCAGGCGCTGGGGGTCGGGAGCCCGGAGGATCGTGGGCAGGTTGAGCGTTGCCCATGCTTCCAACCCGGCCGCCGGGACCTGGGAGAGATCATCCTTTGCCGCTTTGACGTATGGTATCCACGCCAATGCGCCGCCGCGTCCTTCTGGTACCTGCACCGGGGTAGCAGGTTTCGCGGGCGCCGATATTTTGCCGATGATGCTGCGAGCGACGCTATTGGCCCGGCAGGCGTCCTCGATTCCCGGCGCATTCATTTCCAACAAAGTTGAAATATCGTCCGCCTTTTCAGACGTCGCGACCAATGCCCGGGCATAGTTGATCGCGTCGGTAAATTCATCGTCCTGCACCAGCTCGCCCCACTGGTCCGTAAGGTATGCGGCAAAGCCCGTGCCGGCCGCCGGCGTGGTGCGGGTTGTCGTGGATGCGGAACTCTGTGAAGCCGTGCTTGAGTCTTTCCGTGTTTCCGTATTCGTGGGCATGCCACTGCCGACATCGACCGTCTGGCGGCTTTCCTGGGTGCTGAAACCCGTGTCGAATGTCATGTCCTCACGATCGGTGTATTCATCGGTGAGGGCTTCCAGACTTCCGTCAAGGACGCTGGCTTTACCTTCGATGACGTTCCCGTATGGGATTCGTCCCCGTTCCTGCGCTTCGTCCAAACTAATCGCAGACGCAAGTTCGATCGATTTCGGAAGCCACTTGGCTGCGGCCCGAAAAGCCGTCTTTTTTGCCATGGGAATAAAGTGCTTTATCCATGGCGTTTCGAGCGAAGAAACGGGCGGCTTTTTTTTCTTCTTATTTGCTTCGTCGATCCAGTGCATGGCCGACTGATAACCCTGCGAAGCATCACGAATGCGAAGGATGCTCGACATGGGCATCACCTCAAACATTTCTGCGTCGCCCTTCATGTTGGCATGCGTATATGCCCAGACCGGCATTTCGCCTGGCTGGTGTTCGCCGCCGATTGGCTTGTGAAATAGCTCGGACCCACTGCCATAGTGAAACCGAAAATGATCAGGATTATCTTCGTCGGCCCATATTACATCAGCGTGGACGCTGCGCAAAAGCCCCGAACGATAGACCAGTTCAAGGAGGCCCTGGTAACCAAAGATGATGTTGACTTCGACGCCCACTTTTTCCCTTTCCCGTGTGGTCGGGTTCCATTTGTTTTTTTCAAAAGGAATGATGTGAGCGTGCTGAAGGGCCGTGTTGGGTTCCAGCCCGACGCTCGCCACGCTGACAAATGCGCCGAGCAAAGAAAGTGTATCGACCTCGCGCAATTTGGGCGTCTTCTTCACTGCCTGAATGAAGACGGACAACATGCGTTCTGGCGTCATGTGGCGCGGGATCGCCTGCTTGATGCGGGACATAAACTCAGGATGGTCGAACGCATCAGAAAGGGACGTATTTTTGTTCAGCGGAGCATGGTGCGTCCGCTTTGGCATGGGTGCAATATTGCTGCCGGGGGGATTGGTGGTGGCGGACATGGTCTATTCCTTATCCATTTGCTCAATGATTGGCTTCAATTCGCCAATCAGATTGATGATGCCTTCGACCGAAGTAATGCGCTCGAGAGCGTCGGCAATGCGTTTGGCGCTGATTGCGCGAGAGACATTGGTGTCACCCGCCGCAAGAGGTTCCATTGCCTCAGATTGGGAATCCATCATCGCACCTGAATATGGTTACTACGGATAATCTCGACCCCGGGAATGTCCGTGCGTCCGTTCTGCACGGCGATGATTGCCGCACGCTCGTTGAAGATCAGGAATTCCAGGGGCACTAACGAGATATCAATCAACTCAACCGAGATCCGTTCGCGCAAACTAGACACCGATCCCATTTCGCCGCGGGTGCGGGATAGATCGGCCGGCCGGGCGGTGGCCTCTTTCAGCGCGTCCTGCTTGGCCTGGGCGGCCACGATGACGTCGGTCAACGATAGCGGCGCAACATCATCGGGGGCAGGAGCCACATACTCATCCCGGGCCTTTGCCGCAGCGCGCTCGGCTTCCAAGCGCTGCTGCTCGGCTAACTCGTCGGCCACGCGGCGGGCTTCGGCGGCAGCTTCCGCGGCCTTGCGCTGAGCCTCGGCGCGCCGAATTTGTTCCTGCTCGTTGGCATATACCGTCATGGTAGCCCGAACCTTGTTCAGGCCGTACTCAAGCGGTTCCGCAATCCCCTTAAAGAATGCGTCGACCGCGCGTCCACCATCAAGAAACGGCTTTTTCGCCGGGGTGAAATGATCCTTGCTGATCTTGATCGCGCCCATGATCTGCTTGGCAAAATCGGACGCTTTGGCCTGATCCTCATCATTGGTGATCTTGGGATATTTCGCTTGGAAACGGGCGACGCCGGCCAGCAGATCGTCACGGCGCTTTAGAAGGGGCGCCTCGGTATCGGTCAGGTAAAGCTGAACCTCGACGGGCGTCATGGGGGAAGGGGGATGGTTGTGACCTAACGGGGCCGGTTTGGTCACTGCGGCGTAAGCGATATCTGCAACGGAAGTGGACATGGCGTTAAACTCCTTCAAAAGATGCTCGGCCTCGCATCGAGGTCGATGGATTGCCGTGGATTGGCTGCTGGATGCGTGTTGTCGTGTTTCAGTGCCCACGACTTCACGGAAAGGCGGTAATTGTAATCGGACTCGGAAATGCGCCGGGCGCCGTGCCAGATGCGAAACACGCCGTCAGCCAAAGCGGGATCGGCATTCATGTCCCCGCAGGGCACGCCATCAATCCAGGCACCCCATAGGCCGTCAGCAAAGGTGATCTTTGCCGCAACCAAAGGGCCCGACCGAACCAGCGTAAGTTCGAAAAATCCCGGTTCGGGCAAATCAACCCGCCGGGATGGTTCGCCCCAATCACGCATGGCGGCTGCCCAAGAACGCGATGGGTATCACTCGCTTGTTGCTAGGGGCCGAACTCTGCAGGCGCCAGTGCAGTCGGGCCTGCTCGTCCTCATGCTCGGCGTCCGCCATGCCCAACAATTCGAAGCCAATTTCCGCAAGGCGAGTACGGCGTTCCTGGGGGAGGGTGGCCATCCGGCCATCGTTCAGCGCCTTAGATAGGGCTTCGGCGATCGCGCGGACCTCGTGGCTGGGATCAACCTTGAGATTCGGGATTGGGCCGTGTGCGGTTTTCATGACATGCGGCCAATCTGGACCATCGCGTCGATCGCGCCGTACGCCAGCAAGACCATGATCACGGCCGACATGGCGCAGGCCAGCAGGCCAATTACCGCGGCCCAATTCACGTGGCGCATCGGCTGTTGCCTGCCGACTTCCAATCTGGCGCCCATCATGCCGCTTCCGCAGTGCAGTTGAATGCGCCCTGGCCGTGGTTCTTGCCGCCGCAGGAGCATTCGCACTGCATGGTACGACCGGTTGCGTTGTAGCAGCGGCTATCGCACAGATGGCGGGACGGGTTGGACTTGAAGGTCACCACCCGCTGGACCGGCAATAGATTCCGATCCCACCCCTTGCCCTGAACGAACACGGGGGCAAAGTCTTCAGGCTGACCGACATAAAAGCTGAAGCTATCCGCGCGCCGGCCAACGACCCCAGGAAAGCGGGCCTCGAATTCCTTGCGACCCATCGTCTGGATGCCCGTCAGCAAGGTCGTCCCATTGAAGTACTTAACGTTGGCCATTGCGCCGTCTCCCGATGTGCAACATGCACACCATAACGGCGCAATTATTACGCGCGCAAGCCCCAAAATGCACACTAGCCGAAAATGAAAATGCCCGCAGCTAAGCGGGCACCTTCATGCGGGGAATGAAATGGAGGGGTTAGCTTGCTTTGACGCGCGGGGTAGAGGTCAGCACCTTTACGTCAAAAGCGTCTCGCCTGACCCATAAAATGGGCGCAGCAAAATTGATGGCCATATCGGTCATTGGCGCGCGGTCTTTGGCCGTCAACGTAAACAGCCCGTTCGCTTGCTCAGTGACGTCGCAGATCATTCGTTCGCCGTTGCTAATTTCGACAACGCACTCTTTGCCAGCAAGTCCTGGAGGTAGGGCGCCTGGTTCAAAATAAACAGCGTCACCCGCGCGGTATTCGGGATAGTTCTTGTTATCTAGTACCGCAATTGCCTCAAGTTTATGGTGCACCATTACCGGTGGTGGATCAATTTCAGTCGCAATCTCAGTCGAATCCCGCATTTTTATAATCCGGAAATGCATGCCCAACGTCCCAGTTACCGGTACTTTAACGGTGGGGGAAGCCGAATCTTCACCGTAAAGAATCATGGAGGCAGATACGTCATAAAATTTGGCGTACACCTTTGCTTTTTCCCTTGTGACGTTTCGCTGCCCGCTTTCATGATGCTGGTAGCTTACCGGCGATCCAACACCGATCGCGTTGCCAGCATCTTTTGCCCGATCATATCCCGCCGCTATCCTCAGCATGCGCAGCCGGTCGGCTGGCGTTTTGGCCCGTTTTAATTTTTCTGGGTCAACTTTTCCCATCACGCCCCCCTTGACGCGAGGTGTGCAGAATGCACATTCTGGGACATGCAACCCTCGCAACCAGGTCCGACGTCTTTTCGTGAGCTGATCGCGCTCTGGCCAACGCCGGGTATACTGGCCGCCGATATCGGCCGGTCACGCAATACCGTTACGTCTTGGGTGCGCAGGAATTCCGTTCCATCAAATGCTTGGAGCGATCTCGTCAATTCGGCGGCGCGCAACGGCATCAAGGGCGTTTCGATCGAAGCAATTGCGAAACTGATCACCGCTGCAAGGCCATGAATTACGGGCGAAATTGATCGAATAGACATGGGTTGGGCTCCGTAAGCACTAAGGCGTCCGTGTGCATATCGCACATGGGGATGGGAAGCCAATGTCAACTTTCGACGCGAATTCCCGCCCGAATACGCATGTCATTTTTTGCCGAAGCGTCTTTGAAGGAAATGGTCAAATGGCGAACAAACTGAATAACGGCAGTAATACGAATTCCGGGTCGAATGTAACCAACGACACTATTTCAGGGTTTTTGCATGAAATTGCGGTAGCAGATCGCGAGGTCAGCGAAGCTACCGGCCGCCGCCGGGCGCTTCTGAAGCGGGCAAAAAGCGAAGGGCTGGATCTTGAGGCGCTTGGGTTTGTCAGCAAGGCAAAAAAGCGCGAGACCGACGAGGTGGTCCGGCTGTTGCGCAACACCATCCGTTATTCCCATGTCGCAAAAATCGAAATGTCGGTCAGTGGGCTTTTCGACAACCTCGACCTGACAGCGCTTGATCCCGATGCCGCGGCCAAGCAAGGCCAATGGGCCGCAGAAGAAGCTGGGTTTGAATGCGGGAAGGCTAACGGAAGCCGTGAGGACAACCCGTTTCCCCCTGGTGCTGAGCTTCACGCTCAATGGGATGCTGGGTTCCTGCGTGGCAAGCGGTTCTTGGCTGGCGAGGACGTCGCTACCACGGGCAAGACGGCTTCGACCCGGCGCGGGAAAAACCGTACCGCGGCAATCACACACTGACCTGACGGCCAAAAAATGGCCCGTAGCCGAACATGGTCGGAGGCGGACCTCATGCGGGTTCAGCGGCCGTCCGGCCCGATCCGCCCGGCGCCTGAACGGCCCGGCGGCGTGCTTGCCCTGGATCTCTCGTCTTGCGTCGGCTTTGCCTATGGCCATGTCAGCGATTACTGCCCGCTGACCGGCGTATGGCTTCTGCCACAGCGCAGCGGCATTGGCGCGCGGTATGCCGCCTACGAGAATGAACTGATCGATGCGCTGGGCCGGTTCAAGCCGTCCCTTGTCGTGATGGAGGCGCCGATGCGGCTCTATGCCCAGGTGGCCAAAAAGGGGACCGAGGCCGCGGCCCGCCAGCAATATGGGCTTTGCGCCTACACCGAGGGCGAATGCCACCGCGCCGGCGTCAAGCTCTACGAGGAAGACGTGTTGCCGGTGCGCGACCGGGTCATCGGCCGGCGCATCTGGCAAATCAAGGGGGCCGAGGTAAAGGTCACGATAGTGGCTTGGTGCCGGGACCGCGGCTGGCCAATCGTCGACCACAATGCTGCTGATGCTGCTGTCCTGTGGCAGAATGCATGCGACACGCTGCGCGCCAAGGAGCGGCAATCTCGACCGAAAGCTGCATGAAGGCTTGCCTTTCTGGTGTGCTTATTGCACATCAGAGTCATCGCCGTGCCCAAAATGCAAACCCCCACCATTCGGGAAAATGGCAGGGGTGCTAAATCGGAAATAACCGGACCATACGGACCGGCCAGAGAAGGGCCGCTGACTACCCTTTTCTGGCATGTTCGCAGGTCCCTTTCAAGGGTTGAATGTGCAATGTGCACAATTTTCGCATCCGGGGAAACGCTTCGCGATAGCGGTCGGAGGGCTTCCTGATGGCCCGGACCGACACCTGGATGCCGCTCTACATCGGCGATTACCTCTCCGACACAATGCGCCTTACGACCCTTCAGCACGGCGCCTACCTGTTGCTGCTGATGGAATATTGGAAGCAAGGTCCGCTTCCCAACGACGATGACGAACTGGCCGCCATCGTCAAGATCGACCGCCCGACCTGGGACGCCAGCATATCGAAATCAATCCGTCGCTTCTTCACCGCCAATGAGGACGGGACGCTTCGTCAGAAACGGGTCGACCAGGAGCGCGGCAAGGCGATCGAGTTAAGTGAGAAGCGGAGCAGCGCAGCACGTCAGCCTCGCAAGCCGAAGCCTTCCGGCGGCGGTTCTGGCGGACAAGGGGGCAGCAAATCGGAGGCAAATGATGAACAATTGCATGAGCAATTGCTAAAGCAAAAGCAGGATCAATTGCATGAGCAAAACGGCGATGATGCTGATGCAACTTTGGATGATAATAGGTCGTCCGGCCTGTTTTCCGACGCAAAATGCACGCAAAACCCCCAAAAATCAGCAAAACACCGTACAAACCCGAAGCAATTGCATGAGCAATTGCAGACACACGCGGGCGCGGTACCACCTTCACCTTCACAGTTAAGTAAGAAAGATACCCCCCCCCTAACGGGGGACCCCAAGGCGAAAATCGGAGTTACGTTTCCCGATTGGCTTCCGAAGGACGCATGGGATGGCTTCATGGAGGTTCGACGCGCCAAGAAAGCGCCCTACACAACCCGGGCCATTGGCAATCTGATCGCCGATCTCGACGCAATGAGGATCGAGGGTTTTGACCCTACGGTCGTGTTGGATCAATCGACCACTCGCGGATGGACGGGGCTTTTCCGGCCAAAGGGGGACTTCGCGCTTATCCGTGGCGGCCGCGCACCTGCAGGCCGTCTTGACTGGATGGCGGATGAACTTCTCCGCGCCACGCCGCCCGCTGAAGAACCCAAATTCGACGACATCGAGGGGATCGCGCTATGACCGCCGTCACCACCACCCGCACCGCCAGCGCCGTCATGACGGCCACCACCCCCGCCCCGCCCCGTATCACGTCCAACTTGGCCATCTGGATCAACGACGTCGGCCAGAACCAGCCACTTCGCCCACTGCCCGCTGTGGTGCGCGCCGAGGCCCAGAATGCGTTAACCGCCTTGGACGGGGTGTGCCGGCCCGCTGGGGATACCCCGGGAAAGGTGCGCACCTGGTTGCTTTCGCTGAATGCTGGGTCAACGATTCCCTTGACCGCGAACGATTTTGCCATTCGGTCTGGGGCGATGTTGCCGCAACTGGAAGCGTTGCCGACGGCGTTGTTTGGTCCGCAGGTGCTGAAGCAGGCCATGCTGACCTTCCCCTATTTCCCGGGGCTGGCGGACCTGAATGCATGGTTACTGAACGAGACGCCCCCAGCCTGCACCGCAAGGTCCGATTGCAAGCGCGAGGCGCGCTGCACCAATTCCTGCCGGGCCGGGTTCCATTACGACGGCAGCGGCCGGCCGGATGTCCGCACCTGGCAGCGCGACCGCGCGGCGCTGTGCAAGGTGGTGGCCCTCCCGGAGCCGGAACCGCCGAAGGTGCCGACCCAGGAGGAACGGGACGCCATTTTGGCCGATTTCCGGAAGAAGATGGCCCAGGTCCATGCCGAGCGTATCGACCGTGAAGCGGCCAAGCGTCTTGTGTTGCCGGTGGGGGCGCCACTGCCGGACGTGTCGATCAAGGGCGAGACGTTGACCATTGCGCGATCATCCAATCGGCTGGTGCAGGCCGCGCTGATCGAACAGCGGATGGCACGGACACGGGCGGAAGAGGCCGCCAAACCCCGCCGGCGGGAAGTCCGGTTGCCCTGGAACGAGGATGCAGCATGACCCGCGCCGAGAAGGCCGAACGCGTGGCCCTGCGCAACCAGGTAGCAATCCTGAACGGCCGCGCTACCGAGTTGCACGCGGCCCTGTGGTGCCTTGCCATGGCCCAGGGTGGCACTATCACGGTCGACCTATCGGCCATGCCGCTCTACCGGTCCGGTGGGATGTTGAGCCCGATCGAAACCAAGGACGGCGGCAAGACGTGCGTCATCCAGGCCGGGGTGATGACGGCGGACGAGTCCCGTCTGGACATCCCTGCGGTGGCATCGTGACCAAGAAGGCGCCCAAACCGGGCTGGAACCCGGTGGCTATCCGCAGCCACACGGGCCAATGGGATGCCCTGCCAAATGCCCCATGGACCGTCGACGAGGCCTATTCGCTGGCATCCGCCGAGGTCGTGGAAACACGCCAGATCCAACGCAACGGCCGCAACATTCTGGAAGTGAGGGCAATATGACCGAGGAAACCCCGCGTTGGTTCCGGGTGATGGACACCACGGGCAGCCGGCCTGGATCCAAGATCACGGGCGGCTTCGTGCCATGGTCACTGGTTTCCCCACATGAAGCCCAGGCGCGGGCGAACCACGGCCAAACGCTTCTCCGCCTTCATGCGTGTGGTGGTCTGTCTTGGTGCGAGCTGCTGGCCGTGCTGGAAAACCGCCCATGGAAGCGCCTGGACCAAGAACTTGCCCGCGACCAGGTTATCGCCCTGAAGCAGGCGCATGAGGCGACTGTGGTCGTGCCAAGGGCGCCTACCGACGCCCAGATGCTAGCCGGCCGGGCCGCTGTTCACCGCGATGATGGCAGCGCCCTGCCCGACATGGTTTACATCGGCATCTACCGCGCCATGGTGGAGGCGGCTGCCGCGCCGGTGCAATCCTGATCGGGGTGGATACGGCTAAAGTCCCGGAGGCCGAAAAAACCGCGGACCCACAAAAGCCCATCCCAGAATGCTGCATTCGGGTCTGCTGGTCCGGCGCACCGGACCCCGAGCCCGGCGCCCTGATCGTGTCGACCAAGGGCAAGATGATCTACCAGGTGCTGGCAGTGGAGCATTTGCACCGGGCCATGCTGTCCGCCCGCCCGCGGCTGAAAATCATCGTCCAGCCCTTTCTGACATCCGAGTGCAGTCCAGAGGACGTCAATTCGGCCCTGCCGTGGGCGCACACGGGCCGCCAGGCATCCCCATGCACCACGAAGCCCCCCGAGGCGCCAGCCGCCGCCAAGGCCAACCGGAAGGCCCGGAAACGGCAAGATCATCGGGCGGCGGAACTGGCCAAAGCGTTAAAAGCAAATTCTGACACAAAAAACGCCCTGGTTGAAAAGGTCCGGTTGCCCAAAGCCAATGCAGGCGACGATACCCCGCGCAGCGCTGGGGAAGTCGAAATGGGGGAATGGGACTGTCCGATCGACACCGCGGACCCCGACCGGCCAAAAACGACGCCCCCAAAAAAGATCAAGGGTTATCGGACCGCCGACGTGCTGGTGCGCATGTCCCGCCGGGCCGGAAGCCAGATCACCCCGGAATTTATCCGGGCGGCGAACAAGCTCCGGCTGGCCTATGATGTGGCCCGGCTTGGGTACGGCTCGGGAAACGCGTACGAGCCTTCGGGCGGCGACGCATCCAACCCAATGCCCAAGACCAGCCACGGCGCCGCAGCGGAGGCCAGGGTGGAGAAGGCCAAGCAGTTTGCCCGGGCCTGCCGTGTCGTTGGCGCGAGCCATCACCGCATGCTGATGGAGGTGGTCATCGGCAACACGGACATCGCGACCTGGTGCCGGGTCCGGAAGAAAGCCCAGCCCGACATGACGTGGAATCCCGAGGTCGAAATGGGCAAGCTGATCGGCATCCTGATGACGCTTTCGGACTTCTACCGGATCGCAATCGCCTTCGATGATTTCTTCGGAAACGTGGCCTGATGAAGGACTTTTTGCGCCCTGTAAAAGGCGGTTCCGATTGCGGTCCTGTGATGCACGATGCGGGTGGGAAAATCCGCCTATCGTTGCCGTAATGACCCAGGCTGAGCGGGATCTGCAGGACGTGATCGCGGATTTGCTGATTTCCGTGTTTACGATCCTGAATAATCCCGCCGCCGTGGAGGTAATCGAGGCCGCCCGCCAGCGTGTCATTGCTGAACGCAGAGTTGCTGATGTGAACGGCCGAATAGTGGTCGGACCTGACCGCATGCAATAGAGTGCTTGGTGCAGCACCCACCGCATCGTTACTCCGCGTATTCACGATTTCACGGATCCGCGTGCAAAAAGGAGTTGCGAATTCTCCGAACGTGCGCAAAATGCACACGGCTTCAATAGACACGGAGTTTCCGATGCCGCCGACCCCGCAGTTTCCCGTCCAACAAGGCCAGGCGCAGGAGACGATCCTGTAACCGCCCCAGGCGGACCCATGCCATCCGCCGACCAGGCTTCGGTCCGAAAGAGTTCGGGGCCATTGGTCGTTCTAAAGCCAAGCCGAAACAAACTTGATATTTGTTATCCCAGTGTGCAAATTGCACTTCACTCCGGCCGCCGACTGTGTAATGTGCTGATGCAAGACGGGGGTTGGCCACCGCGCAACTGAGGGATGCCCCAAATGCACACTGATGCTGAAGCGCCCCGGTTATTTCCCCGCGGCGAAACCCTTCCCGCCATTCCAGTCCGGCGCTTGCCGCCTGCCCAGCACCACGAACGCGAACGGCGCGCTTGCGATCATGCCCGGCGACTCTGCCGCGAAGATGGGGGCAAGCCCGATCGGCAGATTAGCCGCAGCAACGAATACCCGGAATTCATCGAGTACTACTCGGACGGGTTGCGCCTGGCCGATGCCGAAATGATCGCCGAAAGCCAGATGGGAATCGCGGCGTGAAACCCGAAGAATTCGCTGCGCTAATTCAGGCTGTGCGGATGCGGCTGACAAACAGCGCTGACCGGTACACCCGAGAGGCATTCATGCGGCGCGACATTGTGGCGGCCGAGGTCGCGATAGTCTCCGGAACCCTTCAACAGCAACGCGAGGCCGCGGCGGCGCTTCGGATCTGGGCAGCAGGATGATCTGCAGCCCACGCTACCTGGTCGACACCGTGTCCGGCAGAACGCTGGTGTTCGTGGAGCGCGTTTTCGGTGGCCGAGCCGTGCGGTGCCGGACCCTGGACGGGTGGATATGGGTTAAACGACTGCGCCATCTGCGGTCGCCAATGCCTGGCGAGATTCGCGTTGCCGATCGCACGCGCTTGAAAATGTTGAAAGGTTACCGTCATGACCGACGCTGAAAAAATCAAAGTGTTGTCTGCTGCTCACCGAAAGATTGCTGCACAATCCGAGAAATTTGCGGGTGTCGCACGGGGTGTCGAGAACAGCATCATTTGTGTCCGGCCCCTGACGGTCCTGGGCGACCTTGCACGGGATGCGTTGGCAACGGTGGAAGACCCAGCATGACCACCTTCACCAGCCCCGACGTTTACCGGCAGGGAGCGGGCGCATGAGCGACCGTCAAGACTCCTGACCAATCATTCTATCAATTAGGACGATCCAATGACCAGTGCCGCAACCATCGATCTATCTCGCATCCCCACGCTGTCGTCTGGCGGTCACTCTCCGACCGACGGGGAAATGTGTATCATGGAGGCCGTGGCGTACATCGCAGGCGAACCGTGGTCTGATAGCCCGCAATGCGCCTGCCCTGTCATTGCAGCGTTTCTGCGCGCTTGGAACGACGGGTTGCCGGATGACCAGCGGGACGATTTATTGCGGCCGCTTATCCCGTTGGTGATCGGCACCCGCGCTGACGCCGCCACCGAACAGCGCCGCGCTACAATGGCGGCAGACTGGCTTATCCGCGTCCATACGCCGGCATGGTTGCGCTTGGCTGGATTGACCGCAAACGCTGATGCTCTGGCCGGATTGCCGGAAATTACTGATTTTGCGCAATGCCCGTCGTTAATGCCCGTGTTGACGGCGGCACGATCCGATGCGGCCGCCGCCAGGGACGCCGCCTGGGCCGCCGCCGGGGCCGCCGCCAGGGACGCCGCCAGGGACGCCGCCGGGGCCGCCGCCAGGGACGCCGCCAGGGCCGCCGCCAGGGACGCCGCCAGGGACGCCGCCAGGGACGCCGCCTGGGCCGCCGCCGGGGCCGCCGCCTGGGACGCCGCCGGGGCCGCCGCCGGGGCCGCCGCCGGGGCCGCCGCCAGGGACGCCGCCAGGGACGCCGCCAGGGACGCCGCCAGGGACGCCGCCAGGGACGCCGCCAGGGACGCCGCCAGGGACGCCGCCTGGGCCGCCGCCGGGGACGCCGCCTGGGCCGCCGCCGGGG